GCGTAACCGGCCGCCCAGGCCCACACGGGGCTGGGCGAGCCATAGAAGCCGATGCAGCTGGTGTGCGGGTCGTTCTGCGCCGTTCCGAAGGTGGTCAGGGAGCCGTAGGTTCCGCGATAGGCCATGAAGACCCCGCCGTAGACCTGGGTCTGCCAGCTCCAGCGCCCGACCTGGCCGTTCATCAGCGTCGTCAGGGCCGCGATCGAGGTGTTGTCCGTGTACGGCGAAACGATGAAATCGAACGGCGCCTGGCCAAGGTTGGCCAGCGCGGCGGCGATGGTGGGATTGGTCGCGCCGCCGGCCATGGCGACGATGGCGGGCGCGAGGCCCGCCGGCGTCGCCTCGCCGGCGGCCGGCCCCTGGAAGTTGAACTGCAGGTCGATGTCGTTGCCCACGATGCCCTTGTTGATCGCGGTGATGGTGACCACGGCGCCGGCGGCGGCCGCCGTGACAGGCAGGTTGAACCGCTGGCCGTTGGGCCCGGCGCCGTAGCCGACGTTGATGGCTGCGGCCAGCGCAGTCGCGGCCTGGGCGGCCGTCATGCCGCTGGTCACCGCGACGCTCACATAGATCCCCGCGGCGTAGAAGGTCAGCGTGCCCGCGGCCGTCGCGGGACCGCCGAAGGTGACCGTGCCGCTCGCCGCGACCGCGCCGGCGGCGTCCGCCAGGGGCAGGAACCAGACCTCGGCGAAACCGTCGTTGAGGCCATAGACCTGCGAGAGCGTGTCGAGCATCGAGCCCGCGCCGCCCTTTGCCGCGCCGTCGCCGGGCCCGGCGCTGATCACCGGCATGCCTGGCGCGACGGTCCCGGCGGCCAGCGCCGCGGCCGACATCTGGCCGATGATCAGCGTGCGCTGGGTCTGCTGGTTGGTGTTCGCCTGGCTGTTGTCGACCTCGGCCCAGAAGAGCGGGATGCGAAGGTTCGCCGGGATGCTCTGAAACGGGACTGACGCGCTCATTTTCAGGCCTTCGTCTCAGTGGATTGGGAGGCGTCGCCGATGGGCGCCGGCGCAGGCCGCTGCGGCGGCTCTGGCGGCGCAGGGGCAGGAGCAGGCGCCTTGGGCGCCGGCGGCTGCTCCACCAGGTCGCCATGGCGGCGCATGCGGATCAGGTCGAAGTCGTTCGCGCCCGCCTCGATGCCCTCGGCGGGATCGATGAAGGCGCGCGTGCGCGGGTCCCGGACCTTGAGGCCCGGGGCGGGATAGAGTCGCATGAGACCCCTTTCAGGTTGGGGGCGTGAGCGGGATGAGCAGGCCGATCTCTGGCCCGGAGCCGCCAAGGACGTCCTCGCCCAGCTGGGCGAGGGTCTCGGCCTTCTGCTGGCGCGTGGTCGCCGGATCCCAGAGCTCGAAGGCCACGGCGACCTCGGTCAGAGGCGGCGCGCCCGGGTTCCAGGACGACTCGGGCCCAGCGTCGAAGTCCATGTCGATATCGAGCTGCAGCTCGCCGAGGTTCTCGAGGCCGTCGGCGGAGAAGACCGCCTGGGAATCGATCTCGGAGAATTGCGAGGTGCGCGTCCGGAGCTCGGGGTTGTTCACCAGCAGCTGCAGCAGCTGCTGCTCGATGGGCTCGAGGAGGCCCTCGACCTCCATCTGGCCCCAGGTGGTCGCGTCGGGCGGCGCCTGGACCGTCAGGACGATCCGGATCGTGGCGATGACGTCGTAGAGCGCCGACCCGCCCTTGCCCTTGGACGTGCGGCGCTCGCGCGGCGAGTAGACCCGGATCACCGGGTACTCGCCATCCCAGGTCGGCAGGTCGCCGGGCGTGAACACCCGCGGGCCCGCCGGCGTGGCGCCCTTGAGGATCCTCGCGGTGATGTCCCGCAGCTCGTAGCGCGTGGTCATTGCTGGCGCGCGCTTTTGCCCAGCACCAGCTTGGCCCAGCCGTGGCCGTCCGGCTGCAGGTCCTCGACGGTATAGACCACGCCGGTGCTCTGGATCAGGACGCGGTCGCCCTTGGCGGGCGGCGAGCGCATGTTGACCAGGCGCACGCCGAACACCGGCTTGACCGTGCTCGCCGGCGAGGCCTGGTCGAGCAGGCCGATCGCGACGTGACCGTTGTCGAAGACCCCGGCCAGATCGTAGGACGCGCCGGCTCGCGGCATGTAGGTGGCCGGACCTGTCTCGCCGAACACGGCCTCGAGGGGCCCGAGCACGACGGCGTCCCAGTCGATCATGGCAAGCTCAGGCCGCGGCCGTCAGGCCTCGTACCGGCCGCTCTGCAGCATCGCCGGGCGCGTACAGACGAACAGCGGGAAGCTGTACACCTCCTGGCGCCACCACTCGTTCCGGTCGCGGTCGAAGATCGGGTAGACGTAGACGTCCTTGCCCAGGGTGTTGACGAACTCCATGCGATCGGCGGGAGCCATCGCCTTGCGAAACACGCCGGGAGCGCCGACCGGGAAGAACTTCACCTTGTCGGTCGCCACGCCGATCGTGGCGTCCTGGTCGTCCGAGCCGCGGTAGTTCTGCCACTCGATGTTGCCGAACTGGAAGGAGTCGAAGGCGCCCCCCTGCTTGCCGCGCAGGTCGGCCGCCTCGGCCCAGTTCAGGAAGGTCCTGACCACGTCGGGATGGTTCACGAAGGCGTCGTAGAACTCGTCGCCGCAGAGCGCCATGATGCGGGTCGTCGGCGTCCAGGCGCCCTGGGAGGCGCGTTGCATCGCCCGGATGATCTGGTTGCAGACCGGACGGATGGAGTTGGCGATGCCTGCGGCCAGGTCGAATCCGATCTCGTCCGCCTGCGCGATGCCGAACTCGTCGAACCAGTTGTAGAGGGTCGATCCGTCGGCATCGATGAGGACGCCCTGCACGGCCGCCAGGCGCATATGCTCCCAGGTGTAGGCGACGTTCGCCAGCAGGCCGGTAGGGCCGGCCAGTCGACGCGCCGATTCGTCCTGCACCTGCATGAGCTCGCTCTCCTGGCCAAAGGCCCGGATACCGGCGATCTCGCTGGCGTAGATCGTGTCGCCTTGGGTGATCCGCTTGCACTGGAAGTAGCGGGCGGCGCGCTGTTCGGTGTTGCGCTCGACGTTGGGCGGCGTCCCCCGTTCGCTGGTCTGGATCAGGCTGAGCTTGCCGTCCCGCTCTTCGATCATCAGCGCGTTGACGCGGATCGGATTGGGTTCGAAGACGCCGAGGTCCCCCAGAAGGGTCGGCTGGAAGGGAACCTTCTCGACCGCCGTGGTCATCTCGATCGTGGAGAAGGGATCTTGGCGGAAGACGTCGAGGGACACCATGAGGGTGGAGCTCCATCAAAGGGACGGCGGCGTCTCGCGCCGGCGCGTGCGACGGCCTGCCCCAAGGCCGAGGGTTTGAAGGGCGGGTTGTCGGGAAGAGGCGCGCGAGCGCGCCCCTCAGGTCAGCTCGGCGAGGACCGGATGCCGAGCGCGGCCAGTTGCGCGAGGGCCGCGGCCTGCTGGTTGAGCGTGGTGACGTTCGCGCCCCACACCAGCTCGCCGCTGTTGATACGCGCCGGCCCAGCGGTCAGGGCGGCGGCCGACTGGTTGGAGGTCGTGGTGTCCTTGTACCCGGACCCAAGGATGGCGACGGCCGTCTCGGATCCCGCGCCATTGGCGCCGGTCGGGTCGAACGGGATGTAGAGCGGCGTGGCGGCCGGCGCGACGGTGATGGTGGCGGAATCGCCGGCTACGGCCGCCGTGCCGCCCGCAGTCAGGGTGAACTGCAGGCCGCCGGCGTTGAAGGCCGCGCCCAGCACGCCGTGGCCGACTTCCTCGGGCTGGGCGCCGATCTCGGCAAGCGGCGCTAGGACGACGAAGTGGGTCGGATCGGTCATCTCGATCGAATAGCCGCCCGGCTGGACCGCCCCGTTCATCACGACGGCGCTGCAAGTGAAGTTGCCGGTGTTGGCGCCCAGCGCCGCATATACCGCGGTGGCCTCGAGCTTGGCGAGCACCAGCCCCGCGGTGAGCACGCCGAAGCCCTCGGCCAGGGTGATCTGCGAGCGCGTGGCGATCCCGTTGGTGGGATCCCAGACCATGAAGCCCCATGCGTGGCGGTGCTCGATGATCGGCGTGACTTGAGGGTTACCCATCGCGCGGGTGTCCTTTTCGGATGGAAGGTGTGGTGGGGCGGGCGGGGCGCGCCGGCGGCGTCCGGATCAGCCGCGCTGGAGCGGCTTGTCTCCGACAGTCATCCCGGCCTTGGCGAACGAGCGGTTCCAGGACGAACCAGCCTCGCGACGGGCGCCCGAGCCGTTGTCGCTGGGGGTGACGCGCGGGTTGTGCGCCGACCGATCCGTCCGCTCCGGACGGCGGACGCGAGGTCCGCCCTGGCCGGACCCGACGCTCGCCTTCAGGGACGCGAGCGCCTGCTTGCGCGGCATGTTGGTGTCGAAGGCCAGGTAGGCGGCCATGGAGGGATTGGCGGCCGCGTCCTTGCTCTCGAAGATCGCCGCACACCGCGAGCGCTCGCGCCGGCGCGCCTGGGCGGCGTCGGAGCGGCCGCGCATCTCGGCCTCGTCGTCATCGTCGTCCTCGGCGCCAGGACCGTCGTCCTTCTCGCCAGTTCCCCCGCATGCCTCGCATTCCTCGCCGTCGGAGTCCTCGCCCGTGCCTTTGCACTCGGGGCAGTCCTTGCCGTCGCCATCGCCGGCCTGGGTATCGTCCGTCTTGCCTTCGGCGTGGGCGTCCGGATCCCCCGGGTCGTTCTCGGCCTTCGGCTTCGCGGCAAAGCCGGCCAGATGGGCGAAGCGCGCCGCGCCCGCCATGAGCGAGTTCTTGTTCGACATGGATGTCCTCGTGGGCGGGGCGGCGTGCCCCAGGGTTCAGCCCAGCTCGGCGAGCAGGGCGCGGAAAGCGGCGTCGGGCGCCATGACCTTGTCGGCGAAACCAACCTCGACGCCGGCGGCGCCCATGAAGGTGCCCGCCTCCGTGCCGGAGACCTTGGCGGCGTCCAGTCCCCGGTTGCGCGCGACGGTGCGGTCGAACAGGGCGCCGATCTCGTCGACGTCCGCCTTGATGGCCTTGAGGGCCTGTTCCGACAACGCGGAGAACTCGTTGCCTTCGGCCTTGCGGGAGCCCTTGGTGACCAGGGTCACCTCGAAGCCGTTCTTCTCGAGCGCCTTCTCGATCGAGACGTGCATGTAGATCACGCCGACCGATCCGACGCCGCCGGTGCGCGGCACGTAGAGGCGCCCCGGATCGACGGCCGACGCTACGGCGTAGGCGGCGGAGTAGGCGCTCTCCTCGAGGATCGCGGCGATCGGCTTGGTCCCCCGGGCGGCGAAGATCGTATCGACCAGGTCGAAGCAGCCGGCGACGTCGCCGCCGGGGCTGTCGATCGAGAAGACGATCGCCTTCACGTCCGGATCGGCGAGGGCCTGCAGGAACTTCAGCCGGATGTCGTCGTAGCCGGCGATGCCGAGATATTCGGCCCACCAGCCGAGCTCTGCCACGCGCTGGATCAGCACGCCGCGGATCGGGATGATCGCGACGCCGGCGACGACGTCGTATGGCGTCCACTCGCGCGCCTCGCGCAGTTCCTCGGCGAGCGCCTTCATGGCGCCGGACCTGGTGGCCGAGGCCCACTCGGCCAGCAGGCCGACGGCGACGTCACGGGAAGCTTCGCGTAGCGCGACCGGGGCGTTGAAAAGCCGGCCGACCAGGTTGAACGATGGCGTCACTCTTGGGTGGTCTCCTCCGCCGCCGCCTTGGCCGCACCCTTGGCGCCCTTGCCAATCGGAACGGCGGCCGGCGCCCGCTCATTGGCCGCGTCCGGACCGGCCGCCTGCTCGGGGTCGAACATGGGCTCGGGGTCCAACATGGGCTCGCCACGGATGAGGGCCTTCACCTCCTCCGGCGTCTCGCCGCAGGTGATGGAGAGCGCTCCGCCGATGAAGCTGAGGACCGCGTGGCCGCGGCCGTCCTGCGCCATGGTGGCGATCGCCAGCGGGTTGACGTCGATGCCGACGCCGCGCGGCGCGCGGTGCACGGTGATGAAGAGGTCGCGGTACATTATTGGGGCTCCGGCTTCTGGCTGATTTGCTGGGCGGTCGCCGCTTCGTCTTCGCCAAACCACTTTGGCGGGGGCAGTCCGAGTTCGAGCATGCGGGCATACTCGATGCCGCGCTGCTCGAGGTTCTCCTCCCAGTCGCCCCCCTGACGCGCGACGACCTCCTCGAGGGTCGAGAAGGCGGCGTCGAGGCCCAGGACCTCGCCCTGGCGCTCGGCCACCGGATCGACCCAGCCACGCGCGGCGCCCAGCCAGCGGCAGCGCGAATAAAGCGTGCGCGCCTCGGCGTAGCCCGGCGCATTGCGCGGCAGAGGCAGCTCGCCGGCCTCGAAGGGTTCGTCGAGCCAGGTGGCGTAGATTGGGCTCGCGGTGTTGTGGTTGAACTCGGTCGTGCGGCGCACGAAGGTCTTCTCGGCCTCGACGATCCCGGCTCGAGCTGAGCTCCAGGAGGCGTCGGAATAGTCCCGGTGGATCTGCTCGGCCGACGTGCCCAGGACGGCGGCCACGGTGCGCAGCATCTCATGGGTGAAGGGGCTGAACGAGGCGTTCGGCCTGACGGCCGACACGGTCTCGATCTCCTCGCCCGGGGCCAGCAGCGGGATCGCCACGCCGTCGATCCGAAGAGCGTTGCGCTCGTGCACCTCGTCGCGGAGCGACTGGTAGAAGCCCCACGCCTCGCCTTCGCGGTCCCCGTCGTCGAGGGCTCCGGCGACCATGTCGCGGTCGAACGGCGAGCTGACGTAGGTGCCGAAGTGGCTCGCCACCGTCGCCGCCGACAGCTCGACCCCGTAGTACTTGGCGAGCATCTTCAGCCGGCCGATCACCGGGGCGAAAATGCTGACGCCACGGTTCTGGCCAAACCGGTCGCGGTCGAAATCGTGGAACACCCGGCGGAAGCCGTCGGGATCACGGCGCGGGATGCGGTCCCACTCCATCGACTCGATGGCGTTGTACCAGTCGTTCTGGTGAGCCCGGCGCACGTGGTAGGCGACGGGGACGCCCCGTTCGTCGACCTCGACGCCACCCCGCAGATGCTTGGTGTCCACCATCTCGAAGGGGTTCGAGAGACGGTCCGGATCGACCCCCTGGAACGCCGTTGCGAAGTGGGCGCCGCCGACGCCGACGTACTCCGGCTGCCAGTAGGTCAGGATCAGGCTCTCGCCGTCGACCAGCTTATTACCCAGCGCGATGCGGAAGATCTGGCTCATCGTCAGCTGCTGGCTGACGTCGCAGAACCGGCCGTCGTCCTCGCTGAAGACCCGCCAGCGCGCTTCCACGGCGCCCCGGAATTCCTTCGCCCAGGCCGCGTCGAAGGCGCCGCCGAACATCGAGCGGAGCGCTCGGTAGTCGGGCTTGGCGACCAGGCGGTAGGACGCCCCGATCGTGGAATCGAGGATCCCGCCGATCGCGCCTTTGGCCCAGCCGTCGTTGCGGTACAGGTCGCGGGCCCGCGCCGTGATCCGGTCGCGGTAGATCGTGTATTCGGCGTCCGGGGAGCGGATCCACGGAAGCCAGTCGCCGAACTCCTGGCTCGTCCAATCGGCGGCGTCATAGGGAAAGAACGCCGGCGCGGAACCGCCCAGGGAGGCGCGCATCCCGCCACGCCCGGCGCCCGCGCGATCACGGATCCGGCTGATCAGCTGGGAGGGGATCGGCCTGGCGTCGGGGCCCAGGACCTGTCGTCGAACAGCCGGCGGCTGAGCCATCAGAACCACGGCCTGAGGGCGCGCCGCGGCCGCGGAATGATGCCGAGCTGGGCCTGGATCAGGCGAATCGCCGCCTGCAGCTGGGAGAGATTGGCCCTGGTGTAGGTGACAGCCTTGGAGCCGTCGCCCTGGGTGTAGCTGTAGCTCTCCCCTTTGGCGCCCGTGGAGAGGTCGATGTAGGCCTGTTGAAGCGCGGCAAGGTCGGCCTGCAGCTGCGCGGTCGGGCGCCCCGCGAGGATCGAGGTGTTCGGGTTGAAACGCACATGGTCCTCACTTCTTCACCAGGCGCGCGGCCATGCGTTTGGCGAGCTCGCTGCGCGATGGCGGCGCCTTCGCGGCCGGAGCCACAGGCCCGGCCATCTCAGCCGCCGCGGGGCGCGCAGGCGTTTCGGGGCGCGACGGTGGGCGGATGGCGGCTCTCACCTCTTCCGCCCTCCGGTTCAGCTTAAGGCCCATGTGGATCAGGCCGCAGAGCGCGCCATAGGCGTAGACCCGGCAGTCGAGCCGCTCGTTCGCGCGACCGGGGATCTGCACCCACACCCGATATTTTCGACCGCTGGCTTCGCGGATCTCGAGCCGCTCGGCCGTCAGCTGGTCGTATCCGGCCACGTCGTAGCTGGACGGGAAGTGCATGTAGCCCGGGCCGCCTGGCGTTTCGGCCTCGGCGGTCTTGATCAGGCGATCGCGGACAGTGTCCTTGGCGGCGTTGACGCCCAGAATGATGGGGCGGAAGGCCTTCTTCGTCCGCGAGCTCGGCCGCTTGGCCGGCCACACTGGATTGCGCTGACCACCGGCGGCGACGCTCTCACCCTTGATCGCCCAGATCTTGCGGCCCAGGCGCTGCTTCGCAAACTCATACACCGCCTGTGTATGGTGGCCTCCGGAGTCGATACAGGTCGCCTCGGCCTTGAAGGGCCGACCGTCCGCCCTGCTCCAGGTCCGCTGCAGGAATTCGTCGAGCGTGGCCTGGATCGGCGGATCGCCCATCTCGCCGTCGATCACCTCGTAGGCGATCGACCAGCTCTCCTCGTTCGCGCCCCAGCCCACCACCTCGATCTCGAGCCGGTAGTCCTGGACGTCGACGCCGATCGTCACGACGGCGGCGCCGTCGGGGACCTCCGCGGCCCAGGTCTCGCCGCGCGCGGCCAGGGCGTCGCTCTTCAGCGTCTTGGCGGTGTGCCGTTTGTAGGGAAGGCCCTGCTGGGTGTTCCACCAGGCCTGCTTCTTGTCCTCGTCGTCCTTGGCCGCGACGTACTTCAGCGCCTGGTTGGCGGGCGTATCCTTGGGCCACGGCGAGTAGAGCTTGCCGGCCTGGAACCCTGCATGTTCGTTGTCGACGCCCCAGGCGCCGCAGTGGGGACACCTGGCTCGGTAGACCGCCCAGCGATCCGACGCCCACCAGTCCCAGACCGCGCCTACCGCGTCGGCGCCGTCGCCTTCGCGCCAGGCCGACCTATACGCCGCGAGAGGCTCATGCCGCTCGCCGCAGCACTCGAATGGCCGGGTCTGATGCCACCGGATCGTCGCCAGCGCCCGTAGACGCTCGCCCTCGCTCCAGCCAGCGCCGCAGGCCTCGCAGTGGATCTCCGCGTGGCGGGGTTTCCCATCCGGCCATTCGACGTGGTCGAAAAACTCCGGGAACTGCCGGTGTCCGCAGTGCGGACATTCGACCGATGCGCGGCGACGGTCAGACGCCAGGTAACTGGTCTCGATCCGGCTCTCGTCCTCGATCGTCGGGCTGCACACCCGGATCGACAGCCAGTTCGCGAAGGTGGCCGTGCGCTCGTCGCCCAGGTCGAGCGGGTCGCCCTCCTTGGTGACGCTATACTTGTCGATCTCGTCGTAGAGGACGATCCGGACCGGACGACGCGCCAGGTTGTCGGGGCTGCCGGCGCCGACGAGCGCGAGGAAACCGCCGGGGAAGGCCTTGTAGGTGAGCGTCGACTCCGCCTTGCGGGTCTTGCCCGCGCCGATGATGTCCCGCAGCGCCGGCGTGGCGGCGATCAGCGGCTGGACGCGCTCCTTGCTGAACGCCTGTGCGGCGTCCTCCTTGGGCTGGACCAGCAGCACCGGACAAGGATCCAGGTGGGCGTGGTAGCCGAAGACGTTCTCCAGCAGGCTCGTCTTGAGCAGCTGCGTGGCCACCATGGCCGTGATGACATGGACGCCGGGCTCGGTCACCGCGAGCATCGGCCCGCGGGAGATCTCGACGCGTGAGGTCCGCCAGGCGCCCGCCGTGGATCCCGCGCCCTTGCCGTGGCGCCGGAAATGGTCCGCCCAATCGGGGATAGAGATCCGGGGCGGCGGCGTCGCGCCGCGCCGAAAAGCCCTACGGAGCCTTTCCTCCGGCGAAGTCACCGTCGGGTTCGCCGAGCTCCTCGAGCTGCTCATGGACATGCCGGCTGAGGACCTCGAGGACCGCATCCGGCGTGAGACCGAGGTCCGCCGCGATCAGCGGGCCGACCTTGCTGGGCCAGTTCGACCACGCGTCGCGGTAGCGCCTTGCCTCCTCGAACAGCACCCGCTCGGCGAGATCCGCCTCGACCAGCTCGCCGGCGGCCTTGCGGGCCGCGATCTGCTGGCGCGCGGCCAGCGCCTGCATCTTGGCGAGCTCGGCTTGAGCCATCGAGCCGCGGCCGCTGAGCAGATCCTCGAGCGCCAGGTCCCCGGTGTCCGCGGGCTTGGTGTCCGCAGCTTTGTCCGCAGCTTTGTCCGCAGTGTCCGCGGGCGCGGTGTCCGCACTGCGCCGGTTGCTCTTACGCCAGCCTGTGCCGACGAGAGCTTGGTCTAGCGATCCATCGTCGAGTGTAGCGAGCCGCCCATACTGTATAGCTCGCCTGACCAGCTTGTCGTCGCAACCCTCGCGCCGCGCGAACTCGCGGATCGAAAGGCCTGCGGACAAACTTTTCGCACCCGTAGCTGGGCGCAAACCGCGCCGAGAAATTCCCCGCCTTCTATAAGGGTCGGCGGAGGACCCACGGGCATCTATGGTCGGCCGACGGTCGAGGGGGAAAGCTGATGCCGGAAGGCTTGAAGGATGTCGTAGCGCGTGACGCGTTTCCCGCCCGTGGCCGATACCTGGCCAAATGGGCGGCGGTGTATGGCTTGCGCCGGTGGTGGTTTGAGCCGGACTGGTTGCTTCGCCGACGACTGATGCGACTGCTCACTTGGCGGTGGCTAGAGCCTTCGTGATTGCCGCGTCCCATGACTTTGCGGCTTGGGCGTCGACGACCTTCTGAGCGCGGCCTTCGTAGCCCAGGTTGTGGCCTACCGCTGCAGGAGCCGTGAAGCGGATCAGGAGCTGCAGGTGACCGCTGGTGTTGGGCGTTCTGCCCCGCCGGCCATGGCGGCCGACGTCGGGTCGGCTGGGTCGCTGCCAGACGCCGGAGATCTCGCCGCCCTTCGTCTTCACCGATCCGATGAAGATGTCCGACCGACCCTTCAGTTGGCGGAGCTGGCCGCGCGGGATGTTGCCGTACTGGTTCCGGGCCACGTCGATCGGCATGAGGATGACGCGGTTCTTGCCCAGGACCTGCACGCCGCCGCCGGGCTTGAGGTAGGGCTCGAGGTAGCGCGCCTGGGCATCCTTCACGAAGACCGAAGCGGTGAGGTCGGACTTCTTGGCCGCCTTCACGCCCATCGCCTTCACGGTGAAGGACGTAGGGCGATCGAAGGTCGACACCAGGCCCTGCGTCTCGGCCTTCGCCACCTTCGCGGCGAGATCGGTGAGCATCAAGGCGGTGGCGAAGGGGATCTGCTCGCGGGCGAGGCTGTGAAGGCCTCGGGAGAGCTCCTTGATGTTTGACCGGATGTTGATGGCGGCCATGGCCTAGACCGGCCAGGACTTGCGCCCACCGTCTTCCATCCGGACCCGGAAGTAGCGGCGCAGATCATCGCGCAGCTGGGGTTTGTTCCCGGTCAGGCGCAGCATGCCCTGGCTGTCGAGCTGGACGTCGACCTCGGGGTCGTAGTGATTGTCGACCAGGATGGACCAGCGGCTCTGATAGCGCCGATCGGCCTTCCAGCCGTGGAAAGTGTGGAGAAGCGTCCCCGGGATGTGGCCGATGTCGCCGTCGACAGCGCGCCGCGCGTGATCCTGCCAGTCTAGGACCATCTTGCGATAGTTCGGGTGGATCCCGCCCGGCAGGCTCTTCTCGGCTTGGCCGATGAGCCCCAGCGCCATGTGGTGGTCGCCGGCGCCGCAGATCGCCCTTGAGATCATCCCGCCGGCCTGGTCCCAGGCCTTTCGCCGCCACGCCCAGCCGTAGCCCGGATGCATGAACGGCGAGTACTCGCGCCCGGGTCGGTTGCCCTTCTCGTACTGGTAGACGAAGGCGGTGTGGTTCTCGATGACCTCGCCATCAGGGCCGAGGTCGACGACGTGGCTGAACGGCTGGACGACCTTGTAGTGCTGGAGCGCCTCCAGCGTCTCGCTCGCCCAATCCTTGCTCAGGTGCTCGACGTCAGCGTCTTCCCACATGAGGAAGCGAATGTCGGCCGGCATGCGCTCGACCACGGCGTTCTGGATCGCCTCCTTGAGCCACACCTCCGAGTCGCACCGGAAGACGATGTGGCGCGAGTTGTCCGGATCCGTGACCTCGGGCTGGCGATCGCCGAAGACCGCCTCTCCGACCCAGAGCGTCACGCCCACCTCTGCCATCCGAGCTTGGTGCTCGAGGTGAAGCCGCCGGCGCGATTCATAGCGCACCGGGTTCGAGTGCACGGTGATGACGTGCAGGTCGGAGGGCTTCATGCGTGGAGCTCAAGCCTACGAAACGGAGATTGTGGCCGCGCGGCGAACCGGCCTAGCTTCGGGCCGCTCAGCTCAATCGGAGGCGAAAAATGCCCAGCCTTGTTCAGATCGAAGCCGTCAACGCGGACGGCGGAGAATTAAAGCAGACGGTTCTCATCAATCGGGACCAGATCACCGTCTTGACGTCCCAGGACTCACCGGTGGGCACGCTGACGAACATCAGTTTCCCAGGGACCTTATACTTCACCGTCAAGGGCGACCCCGCTGAGGTCCGCCGCAAATACGGGCTGGACTAGGCTGCCGCGGCGTCGAGGACGACCGGCTGCCAGGCATCCTTTGGAGACGCGCGCTTGTGGACGCGGATGTAGCGCTTCGATCCCACGACCCTGATCGAGTCGCGGATAGCCTGCATGGCCCGTTCCCAGCGTGGATCCTCAATCTCGAGGCGGAGCAGGCTGAGAAGCCGAGACCGGTTGATCTTGCCTTCTTTGTCGGCGTCGAAGGCGTCCAGAGCGAGCTTGCGCAGCTCGGCGCGGGCGCCGCTCGACCAGTCCTTCACGCACTCGGTCACGAGCGACTTTGCGGCCTGGAGTTCCTCGCCGAAAGCGATCTGGTCGGCGACCTGCACCTGTACGCGCACGCGGCCGTCAAAGCTGATGAGCGAGATGTTGCCCTTCTCGCCGCCGATCGGCGCGCCGTAGCGCTCGGAGAGGACGTCGCCGAAGGCGTCGACTTCGCCGAACGCCATGGTCTTGAACTCGGCGATCGCCGCGGCAACGCCTTCGGCTTTCGCCAGGATCTCTCGCACCAGGCGGTCGCGCAGACGGTCCTGCGTCTTGACCAGCTCGTCAGGCGTAAGGTCGCCCTTCGCCGTTTGCCACCAGAGCGATCCATCGCGCATGGTGACCGTGTTCGGCTCTGCGCTACCGGTCATCGCCGGCTCGCCAGACGGTAGACGGGCCGCGGCGGGTTTCGCCACGCTGGGCTCGTGCGAGTCGGCGGAGTGCGACGGCAATGTCCGACTTCTCCGCATGGAACCGCTCGGGATCGCCACCGAGATTTCCCAGGTGGTTCACGCGGCTCGCGAGGCGATCGAGCGCCTCGTCGAGCGTTGCGCTTGCGCTCTCGCGTGGGGCGGCGCGCCCCGGGTGATCGCGTTGGACGGAAACGGGCTGACGACGAGGCATCCCCAGCCTTTCACGCCGCTCGATAAAGGCTCGATTAGAGGCCGACCTTGCTCGCCGCGTTGCGGGTGAAGAACTCGGCTTCGCGGACGTAGCCCATGACGGTCTCGGTCTTCTTGTGCCGGGACTGCCGCATGATCAGCTGCAGGTCCGCGCCGCCAGCGGCCGCGCTGGTGATGAAGCCCGCGCGTAGGCTGTGCGCACCGAACAGCCGGGGATCCAGCTTCGTATGCGCGACGCCGCGCTTAACGATTTCGCTGGCCGATTTGCCGGTCAGCGCCTCTGCGCCGAGGCGGCCGTGACGATCGACGCCACGGAAGATGGGGCCGCAAGAGATCTGCGATATGTCGAGCCAGTCGCGAAGCGCGGCGACGGGGCAGAGCGCCGTCTTGCCGTGCGGAATCGCGACCTGGTGGCCGCGGCCCTCCTGGTCGGTCTTTGACCGGCCCAGATCGATAAGCAGGCCGCCGGCGACGAAACTGCAGCGGCAGGCTGCGACATCGTCGGCTGGCCAGTCGAGCCAGAGCGCCACCAGCTCCGATCGGCGGAGAGCGCCCGAAAACCCCAGGAGGAAGAGCGCCCGATCCCGCGACCCAGCCAGTGTCGGCGGCAGGCGCGCGACCACTTTGCGCAGCTCCGCGGTGACCAAAGCCCTCTTCTTACGAGGAGGTCGGCCGCGCGTGCGCCGAATCCCTGACCAGACCTCATCAAGCCTCGAGCTCGCCGGCGGCGGTAGGTTTTCGCGACGGTGAACCTCGGCGATCGCGGCGATCGTCTGGAACATCGTCGAGACCGACAGCCGCGGCGCGACGTCGGTCATATAGAGGATCAGGACGTTCGGATCGGTGGGCGCCTCGCCCGCAAATCCGTGCGCGACGCACCAGCTGCTGAACTGTCGCCACCGTGAATTGTAGGCTCGCCGCGTCGCCGAGGCCTTTGAGGCGTCGGCGTAGTCGGCCGCCGCCGCGGCGAGCCGGCGAACCTCCGCCTCGAGGGCAGCCGGCGCGAGGTCGCCCGCCGGCCCGACCAGTATGAGATCGGAGCCGGGCATCCATGTCTCCGGCGCCATGCGCCGGCGCGAACTTCAGAGCCGGCGAACGGCCACGAACTCGAGCGCGCCAGGAACGTCCGGCGTCGCCGGCGAGCGCAGACGCTGCACGAGGCTGATGCGGCCGCGCAGCGCGAGCTCGATCGCGGCCTGGTGTGTCGGTGTGATCGTCTTACCGTCGCCGGTTTCGTAGACGAGCGATTCGCCGGATGCGGTGGCGACCCAGAAGCGAAGGATGGCAATCCGCTCGCGAGGGCTCATGCGCACCGCCGATGTGAAGTGAGTGTGAAGCGAGAGCGCCGCGGCGCTTAGCCCGCGTCGGCCGCGTCGCCATCGAAAACGAATTTCGCCGCCTGGCGCGCATTCTCGAGGATGTCAGCGAACGTCGTTTCGCCGTAGGTCGCGGCACCGGCCGCGACTTTCAGGCACTCGATGCGCAGTTCGGCGTCGGTCGGGCCGAACCGCGCGAGCTGGCCCTCGATAAGCCGGGCTTCCCCGTTGGCGCAGTCGTCGGCGGTGCCGCTAAGATCCATGCCGTCGGTGTCCATTCGTGCTCCTCAAAGGATCGCGTACGGCGCCCATTCTGGCGTTTGATAAGGGATATTCTCGAACCCCAGGATCAGGGCGCGGACGCACCCCCGAGGCGCTCGGGAAGGCGAACCTCGATCGGCTCGTGCGGACCGACTTTCATCGCCTTGCGCAGCACGGCGAGGCCGAACTCCACCAACCAGCTGCTGGGAATGGGCGTCGTCGCGCTGCGGCGGTTGCGATCGCTGACCTCGACGTTGACGCCGTCGCCGGCGTCGCGAAGCACGAGCGAGCCTTCCGGGCCGTCCCAGGTGAACAGGTAGCCTGCGCGCGACACGTCAGACGATCTCAGGAATCGCGGAAGCGGTCCCAGCCTCGACCCCGCGTAGCTTCGGCGTACCGTCCGGCCCAACCCTCAAGCCATATTGCGCGGCTCGAGCGTCGAGGAGCTTCGGACTGAACCTCGCGAGCTTCGACCTGATCCCGGCCGGGACCTTTGTCCGGCGCTTGAGGCATCGGTCAGCCTTCACCGCCGCGCGACGCGTGGCGCGATTGCTCGTCTTCGGGCGTGCTGCGGCCAAGCGGCGTCTCCCGGGCCAGGTTGGTGTTGGGAATTGGATCCTCGTGGATCGATAGGAGGCCCCGCAGGCGCCGCCGCTCGTCGAGCGCCTCGCACGCTACGGCGCCGCGGCCGGCGATCAGGATCGTGGCGAACGGGACTACAGCGCCCATGCGCAAACCCCCGCGGCCTGGAGGACCGCGGGGTGGAATCTGCTCGCGCTGGGGGGACTTGCTGATCCGAGACCCACTGACGGCCTCTATAAATTTCCCTGTGCGATCGTGCGCACGGAGTCAAGCGGCGGCCGAAAAAGCACAGCTCACTGTCCGGTCGCCTCAGGCGGCGGCCGGGCCGCTCCCCCGCGCCTCGCGTCTCGCCTTGCGGCGGGCCACGTCTTCCTCGTCGATCTCCTCCCACGCCAGGCGCAGGTTCTCGGCCATGCGGCGGATCGATCCGGCCTGACAGTGGCGCTCGGTCTCGCCCGTCACCTGCTTGACCAGGACGCGCCAGACCCGGATGTCGCCGGCGAGCATCGGCCGCACCAAAGCCTCGAGCAGGATCATGTCCGCCCGGCCGATCTTGTTCCTGAGCCGCACCAGCAACGCGCCGGCGTCGATCATGCGCTGGGTGACCAGGTCCGCCGCGCCGCCGCCATCGATCACGGTGAGCTGCAGCGTGTCGTGGGTCCGAACACCCTGCGATGCGCAAACCGCCCCGAGGTAGCGCTCGGTCGCCCAGTACTGGGCCGTGTTGAGGGACCCGGTTGTGAGTAGGTGGCGGAAGGTGTCCTGGCGCCGCGCCCGCAAGACGCGGCCCCGCGCGCCCTGGACCACGGTGACATCGGCGCTCGTCGGCAGCTGCTTGATCTCAGCCGAGAGGCCCCATCTTTCGGGATCCCGCGCCCTCTCGCGCTCCGCGGCGCGCGCCTCCGCGTTCCGCTCCGCGACGACCTGGGGGTCCGCGGGCCTACGCCGTGTCGCCATTCGCGCTCCCGCCCCCCGAGGCGGAACAGTGACGCTTTACCTCAATTCTGCCTCTTTGCGAACGATGGCGGGTTGACGCGGCTTCGGCTCGCGGCGCGCCGAAACACTTCCGCTCGACCCTACCGGCGGCGGCTCCAACGCGCCCGCCGCGCCTCGCGCGCCTGGCGCTCGAGTGACCGAGTCTGGCGATCGAGCGCCTCGACCAGGCGCGCCTCGAGGTCGGGGGACCTTTCTGCCGACGCCGGCGGTATGGTCGCCAGGTCCTTGCCGTCTGACGAAACCTCGGTTTCGTCATACATGGATACGTCGGCTTCGCCCGGTTCCTCTCCCAGGACGGACCGGGCGTGGCGCACGATGGCCTCGCTGACCCAGTCGCCGACAGTCGCTCCGCGCGCGGTCGCCGCGCGATTGGCCATGCCTCGGACGTTCTGCGGCACGCCGCGGATCGACCAGGGCGCCCCCGCCTTGGGCGACGACGTCGCCACGCCGCGGGCCATCTTCGGCCGGCCGCCGCGGTCCTTGGTTTCGTCGGACATAACCCCGCCTTTCGTCATACATCCGCTTATGCATGACCGCAGCGGCGCCGGCGCGCAACCCACGCCGGCGGTTCGGTATGACGAAAACTCGGGTTTGGTCATACGCCTCACGGCGGCCGAAATCACCGCCCACCGGCGCTGGGGGCTTGACGGCGGGCGCCCCCACCCCACCCTCACGCAGAGCCTCTGCCCGCGGCCATGAGGCCGCGGCCCCCGTCCGCGGTTCGCGGGGGAGGTGGGCCGAAACGGCCCTGGAGCTGGGGTTGGCGACCGCATGATGTGGTCCGCCGACCAGGCGGACGCCGCTCTAACCCTGCAAACAGTGTGGTCGGCCGCAGGCCGACGCTATTTGATCTTCATGCTCTCGGAATCTGACCGATCGGCGGTCTCTCGTTTCGCCAGCGCGGCGCCTATGCTGTCCAGGCCGCGGCCCAGCCGCGATTCGGGGTCCGTCACGTTGCGCGCCCTCTCCTCGGCCTTGCACCGTGCCTGGTCGTCGTCGGGCGCCGGCGTGTCGGGCGGGGGCACGCCGGCGTTCTTCAGCGCCGCCTCCGGAACACACACCCAGTAGGCATTGTAGTCCTGCTCGACGCGGGGCCCGCGGCGACCGGTGTCATCGGTGTCGCGGAAGCGACGCACCCAGTCGAGCCAGCCGCAGGCCTTGAGCCGGGCGATCGCGGCGATCACCGCGCTCCTCGAGTGGCCGACGATCGCGGCAATCCGCGCGTAGGACAGGTCGTCGAGCGCGCCCTTGCGGCGGACCGCCTGGTTGAGGAGCAGCTCGTAAACCGCCTCGGCGATGTATCCGCAGCCGCGGATCCGTCGGCCGTCCTGGCGTTCCTGCTTGCGCTGCCATCGTCGGAACGCCCATAGGCGCCGCGCCTTCTGACCCCAGGTCAGACTCACGCGCTGGGCACCGCGGCCCGGCGCCCAGCTGTTGCGCCGGACCCTCGATCCGGTGCGGCGTTCCGGCGGTTCGGTGCGCCGCCCCGCGCCACGGGTAAGCTTGCCGGCCAGATCGCCGGCGAGCGCGTCGATCGCCGGCGTCATGGCGCCGCCTCGCCGATCCGCGAACGGATCGCAGCCAGGTGCTGGTCGATGGCGTTGGCGTCTTCGACCAGCTGCAGGCGTTCGGCCTGGGTCAGGGGCCGCTGCGCCAGCACCGCCAGGCGGGCGGTCCGTTGCAACGTAAGCGCTGCCTCCGACGTTTCGCACGCCTCGGAGAGCAGCCCCTCGCCGCCGGCGAAGCCGGGGTTGGATTGTACGATTGCGGTCGAATAAATCGGCCGCCCGCAGTAGGCTTCGAGCAACTGAATGACATCGGCCGGCATGAAGGCGCCGGCATTGGGATCCTGGAATTGGGCCAGGCGTGACTTGGCCAGCCGACCGGACAGGCCTGTGGCGGCCGCACTCGGGCCGCCACAGGCGTCGATCAGCGAGCGAGCCAGCCAAGCGTGCTGCTTGGGGTCCACTGGATGAGCTCCGCTGACGTTCCGGCTGACGGCGCGTCTTCGCGCAGTCAAAGCGTCACCGCAGCCCCGTTGAGGAGGCGGGCGGCGCGCGACGGCGCTGGGCGCAAACGCTCTCGCCCGCTTGGCGTAGGTTCCAAGCGGGGGAACAGCGGCTGTCAGCCGGGACGAAAATCTTCGAGGCGCCGCCGGATCTATCCGGGCCCTTTATCGGGGCGGCGCGGATGGGGGCCTGGCGGGATGAGGGTCCCGCGGCCGCGTCATCGGCGCTGGCGGGCGCGCCGGAGCGCAGCGAGGAGCTCGCGTCGCGCACGCAGCCAGGCGTAGGCGGCCTGGACGCACGCGAACGAACGAATCAGGAACGATGGAAGTTTGGCGGTAGTGGGCGGAGGCGGCGCGACGAGTGTGAGCGTGGCCCCCCGGCGCATCGACTACTGCGATCGGCGCCTGGTGAGGTCTGCGATTCGAGCGACCTGCAGGCCCAGACCGATGACCGAGAGAAGGGCGCCCGTCTCAGAGAGCCAGACGGCCGCCCGCAAACAGGCGAGATCGTGCTGCGCGCGCCCAACGCTCGAACAGGCGACCCCAAGGAGGCCGCATGCCCAGGCGGCGCCCAGAACGAAAAGCACCAGCTTCAGGGCTGGCGTCCTCACGCCGGAACCGCGGGACAGGTCGAGGTCGCGGCGATCGCGCGGTCGATCGAGGCCCCGAGAAGATCCCGATCGGTCTCGCTCACAAGGTCGACGGCGCGGAGTTCTCCGCCCGACCACCGCTCAACCTGCAAAGCGAGGCGAATGGGGAAGTCCTTGTGGCCGTTCTCCATATCGCTCAGGTGACCCTTGGATTTCAGGCCTAACTGCGCCGCGCACTCCCCGAGGGAGAGTCCAAGCCGCTCGCGGTATGCCTTGAAGTCCATGAGCCACGATCGTTCGTATAATACGAACATCGAGTCAACGGCGCCCGATCGTATTAGCGGGAACGACTCACAGGCAGGGCTTTCGCATCATGCGAACATGCCCCGTCGACGCTCGACACCGCCGGGCGAGCTCTCCCACCGCTGGTATTTGGCTGAATGGGCGCAGGAGCTCGGCAAGAAACAAGCCGACGCCCAGCGAGAGCTCGGGTGGTCGAAGGCAAGCGCGAGCAACCTTTGGAACGGGCGCCAGCGCTACACGCAAGATCTCGTTGACGCCGCCGCGGCCTGGCTGAACATCGAGCCCTTCGAACTCCTGATGCCTCCAAATCGGGCGAGCGCGCTCAGGGAGATACAGTCTTACGCGGTGACGATCGCGGAGAAAGGATTGGCGTATCAACACGCGCCGGCAACGGGCTCTTCGCCAAAGGATAAAAAGGGACATCAGGGTGGGGGACGAGGGAACGGAGAGGGAACTCGAGGCCCTTCGGGCGCGGCTCGCGGACCTGGAGCAGCGCCGGCCGCAACGAAAGAAAAAGCCGCGTAGCTCGCGGCCGCTTGTCATCGGGTCCGCGATCGTGGTGATCGCGGCGGCTGCGCTGATGCTCCTCATGGCCGGGCGCCCGAGATCATCGGCCGCAGGCGCGAGCAACCCGCCGCCGGCACCCCCGAACGCGGGGTCCGCCGTGAGCTCTCCGGCTCAAATATGCGCATCTGAAGAGACCGCATCATCTATTCGGGACCTGGTGTTCGCCCAAGTTCGCAGGGACGAAGGCTCTCTGTATCCCGCCGATCTGGCTCGACTCACCCAATCAACGCCGGCGTTGACCTCCGTCGTGCTCGACGCGTTCGACCAGTCTACTGGAAAAGTCGCGTGCTCTGGAACTTTCGGGATGTCGTGGTCGCCCGATTTTCAAAGACGCCACGCGCCCACCGACACGGGCTTTACCATTCGAATCGGATTTTCCATTCAACCGGCCGCTAATGGCAGTGGCCTTGTCTATGCCATAGGCGGCATCCAGGGGCGCGAGTTGGTTCAGTATCTCGAAGGCGAGGTCGCTGCCGCGGCTCAGCTGGGGCCGCCCGAAACGACGACGCCGCCGCAGCCTCCTTCTTCGGAACAGCCTGGAGCGGGATCGAACACCGGGAATCCCTAGCGTTCGTATTTTGCGAATTAAATCCCTTGACGGTCGTTCGTTGTTAGCGAACTTTAGGCCTCGCTCGCTCGGGCCGAGGCCGCACGTACTAAGGGAAGTTCCCCTTCCGTAGCCCCGTTCCGGGCGAGCACCTCGCAACAGCCGCGAAGGGGCTCGGTATGGGAATCCTGTTTCCGGCCATCCCGCCGGATGAGTCGCCGGAGATGCTCGCAGACGACGAGCTCGACCTGGCGATCGACGCCAGTGCGCGTGTCGTCGACCAGTTCGTCACGCGGCTCGAGACGCTTCTGGCGGAGAGCGATCGGCGCCGCAGCCGCGTCCAGGTCGCCCTCACCGCCGTCGCCTTCGCCTATCTGGCCGATCGCCAGCTGCTGCGCGGCGCGGAGCTCGCCCGATGACCCGGCTGCCATATCGCCGCCTGCAGGCGCTCGCCGCTCACCCGACCGCAGGCGTCGAGGTGCTGGCGCCTGTCAACGACAACGAGGCGGTCCGCGCCGCGGGCCTTCGGATGATCGCCGGTTTGCGCCGCCCAGGGCGCTGGCTTCTGGAGTTTGTCATGCTCGGCGCGTTCCTGGGCGAAATCCTCTTCTGCGTCGTGATGTCATGCCGCTGAGCCGCGTGCTTCCGGGCCTCGCCCTCCTCGCCCTGGCCGCCATTTTCGGCTGGGCGATCGCCCAATGGGCTGCCGTCTGATGGCGGCCGACGTTCGCGTCCTCGATCCCACCGTCGCGGAGATGGCGCTGGCGCGCCGGCTCCTCGCCGAGATGGGGGTAGCGGACGGCGCCCTGGCGCTCCCGCGTCCCGAGGCGCTCCTCGCGCTCGTAGAAGCGGCCCGGTTCGGCGCGCGCCTGCAGCGGCTCAAGTCCCTTCGCTGCGAGGGCGCCTCGATCCGCTTCTGCCAGGTGTGCGGATGCACCAACACCGCCGCCTGCGTCGTCGACGGCGTGCCCTGCCACTGGGAGCGTCCGGAGATCTGCAGCACCTGCGCGCCCTACCTCGAGGGCGGCCGGTGAAGGCGGATCGGCTGGATGGCGGCCTGATCGAGGCGCTGCGCGAGATCCGGGCCGCGGAGCCTCTCGGCCTGGCGCTCTACTTCGGGGGCACATTCTTCTGCAGCGGATCGCGCCTGATCAACGCCCTCACCTGGCGCGAGCTCGCCGGCCGCGGCCTGGTCGACGTGGTCGACGCGCGGATCCGCATCACGGTGCGTGGGATCGAATTCCTCCAGGGGATCCCGTGATCCGCTCCGTGGGCCATCTTCTCTTGCTGATGTTCGCCGGCGAGACGGTCGCGGTCGACCTCTCCGGCGACCATCCGATCTGGCGCATGGTGCGCACCGGCGAGGCGATCGGCTTCGATCCCACCCGCGCGCCCTGGCCGGCGACGGCCGCGATCCGGATCGTCCAGCGCGACCTCTTCGGCGCGCCTTATCAGCTCGGCGTCACCCCCCCCCGCAAAGGGACGGCGCGCCGTGAACCCACAACCCCACGCGGGTCCACGAGGACGTCAAGGTTCAACCCTCCCTGGCGTGGGAGGCTCGACACCTCCCGCCTGCTCCAACTTCGCGAGGTGAGCGCATGACGACGGAGATTGCCGGTTTTCGCCGGCTTACAGGCACTCAGAAGCGGGCGCTTTTGAACCTCGCTCATACAGATCGAGCGCTCCCGTTCTTCGCTGGGTGGTCAGTTGGCGGCCTGATCCTGAACGCGCGGACTGTTGACGCGCTCGTCGTGCGGGGTCTGGCGAAGACCGAAGCGCAGAATGTCCCGGGCCGCCGCGGCATCCTGCGGACCGCCGGCGGAATGGCGCAGGTCGTCGTGATCACGAGCGCGGGGCGCGAGGCCGCCAATCGGATCGCGGAGCAGTGCGCATGAGCGCCAACGCCGGCCGCCCGGATCTCGACCTCCTCCTCCGCGCACAGCACATCCCTGTCGGCGAGCCGATCTTCTACCTTCGCGCCCGAGATCCCGGCGCCGAAACCGGCGTCCGCGCCTGGGCCGCCAGGGCGTTCGAGCTGGGTGCGCCGGCGGCCGTCATCGAGCAGGGCCTGCAGCAGGCCGACGCCATCGCGAGCTGGCCCGAAAAGCGGCTGCCCGACGTCCACCACCTCAAGCGCCACGAGATCCTGCAGCTCGAATACCAGCTGCGCCGGCGCGCCTGGCGCGCACGGGAGGACGGGGGGCCGACCGAGACCGCGATCCTGCTCGCCGAGCAGCGTGGCTACGCCCGCGCCCTGAGCGAGCTCCGCAGGGGAGGGATTTGATGAGCCAGGGCGCGTCAGGAGATTTCGTCGAGTACGTCGGGCCGCCGATGCTGGCGCGTTATAACGGCCCCAATTTCGAAGTGGTGCCTGCTCCCGCGCCGGGGTTCCTTGCGCGCGTCGATGGGGAAGCGGGGCTCTGCCACTGCGGCCAGTCGAGCCTTCTGATCATCCACCTGGAAGGGTGGGACCCGGCCTGGTGTGTGCGCCTTTGGCAGCCCGTCCTTCGACCAAAGGCCGAGGTGCTGGCTTCGCTCCTCGCGCCCGCGCCCACCGAGCCGGCTGAACGCGAGCGCGTGAGGGAGCCGGCGTGAACGCGCTTTCCCGCATCGATGCGGCCGAGGCCTCGAGCGTCTCGGTGCGTCTGCCGATTGGCGAGCGCGCCGGCGGCGCGCCACTCGAGATCGACCTCGACAAGCTGATGGTCGGTCGGTGCCTGATCCAGGGCAGCTCCGGCGCCGGCAAGAGCCAGACGATACGCCGGGTCCTCGAGGAGGCCTTCGAGTACCTGACGGTGATGATCGTCGATCCGGAGGGCGAGTTCGAGAACCTCGCCCGCCACGTCGGCGCGACCACCATCATCGGCGCGGAGCTCGCCGCGGACGGCCTCACGGCCGCCGCCGCGCGCGGTCGCCATCACCGCCTGCCGCTGCATCTCGACCTCTCCGACCTCGCGCCGGACGAGCGCATCTCCAAGGCGGCCGCCTTCTTCGCCGGCCTCCTGGGAAGTCCCAGGGAGGGCTGGGCGAACACAGTCCTGGTGGCGATAGACGAGGCGCACCTGCTCGCGCCGCACCTGGCCGCGACCTCGCGCGACGCCGAAGTGCGCCGCCTTGGCGTCAGCACGCTGACCGAGCTCTGCGCGCGCGGGCGCAAGCGTGGAATCTCCGTTCTCGTGGCGACCCAGAGGCTTGCCAAGCTGGCCAGCTCCGTCACCAGCGAACTGCACAATGCGCTGATCGGACTGAACGTGTTCGACCGCGACGTCGCGCGGGCGGCCGACATCCTCGGGTTTTCTGGCGACCAGGCGCAGCGCCTTCGCCTGCTCGAGCCGGGCGAATTCTTCGCGTTCGGGCCGGCGCTCTCCCGGGTTCCGGTCAAGGCGCGGATCGGCGCCACGGTGACGATGCCGGCGGGAGCAGCGCCGCAGATCCAAGCGCCGGCTGACATTTCTCCCGAGCAGGCGCGGGCGCTCCTGGCGCTGGACGCCCTGCAGGAGACGGGGGCTGTCCCTCGCAACCTGACGGGGCGCGGCGCCGCTCGGGCGATCGACGGCTTTCTTCTGGATCCGGCGGCCGGAGCCGCCATCCGGATCATCGAGGCGCTGCGCCCGATCGCCCCGAACGCGACCACCTCGGCCGAGCTCGCACGGGCGCTGTCGCTGAACCTCGAGCAGGTCGACCAGGGGCTGGATCTTCTCCTGCAGGCCGGCGCGGTCGACGCGATGCCCCGTGGCGATGGCCGCATCGCCCGCCTCGCGGCGCGTCTGCGGCTGCGCTCGGTCGACGCGAACGTCGTGAGCCTGTGATGGACGCCGCAGACCTCGAGCCCCAGATCGTCGAACTCGTCGCCGTTCCCGCGCCGGTGCTAGCCGGCGCGGTCCGTGAGCTGGCCTTTCGCGCCAACGCGTGGCTTCCGCAGGAAGACGCCCAGCTGCGCGAGCTCTTCGCGGCCGACGCGCCGATCGGCGAGATGGCCGAAGCGATCGGGCGCCGGTTCCAGGCGGTGCGCCAGAGAATCTGCACGCTCGGCCTGCGCCGCAACAGCCAGCGTCCGTGGTCCGAGCTCGAGGACGCGGAGGTCCTGCGTCGCTATGGGCCTGAGACCGCCGCAGCCATCGCCCAGGATCTGGGGCGCGGCGTGCCTGCGATCTACAATCGCGCGCGCCTGCTTGGGATGGCGGAGGCCATCGCTCCGGACTGGACCGCCTGGGAGGATGCCCAGCTGCGCGCCGGCTACGCCCAGGGCGCGCCGGTCGCACAGATCGCGGTGATCATCGGGCGCTCATACTCGGGGGCAAACAGCCGCGCGTACGAGCTGCGCCTGCGTCACCTCTATCAGCCGGTCGGCTGGTCGGCGGAGGAGCTCACGCGCGCCCTGGCTCTCGCCCACGAGGGACACCGTTACCTCGAGGTGATCGAGCTGCTGGTCGCGGAGGGGTTTCCGCGGCGCACGAAGCTGGGGCTCGGCCCGATGCTGAAGCGCCTTGGTTATGGCCGTGGCTGGGGGCGTCGCTGGGCTGCGGAGGAAGACGATCTGCTCCGCCGCGCCTATTCCCGTGGGGACAGCCTTCGCGAGCTCGGCCGCAGCCTCAACCGGCCGCCAGGGTCCCTGCGCTGGCGTGCAGAGGCGCTGGAGCTCCGCGGCAGCCACCCCAACCACGACGGGTTCCGTCAGGGCCCGTGCTGGACGCCCAAGGAGGATGCGCGTCTCCGGGAGGTCTACGGCAAGATAAAGACTTCAGAGCTCCCTGCACTCTTCGGGAGGCCGAAAGGCGGCATCTTCCAGCGCGCCTTCCACCTGGGGATCCGCCACGGCTACTGGCGTCCGTACGCGGAAGACGAGGTCCGAGCGATCCGGATCGCGTGGAAGCGCGGGATCGGGGTGACCGACCTGGCGGTCGCGCTCGGGCGCAACCCGCAGGCGATCTACAAGCAGCTCGACCGGCTGAATCTCTCGTTCTCCGATCCCGCGCGGCCCGTGGCTTCCTCCCGGGCCCGGCGCGCCAAGCGCGCGGCGCCTCTTTCCCTATCCCAGATCCTGCAGCTCGAGGAGGCTGAACCTGCATGACCCTTCGCCTGCAGATCGAACCGACCGACCGGATCGTCGAAATCGCGGTCGCCGGCGGCGGATCCGTCCCTGCCCGCGCATGGCAGGGGGTCATGGAGGACGGGACGAACGTCGTCCTCCTCGTCACCCGTGTCGCTGTGTCCAAGGACGCGCCGGCCGCGGCCCAGGCCCGGTTTGCCGAAGCGCTGACCGAGGTCGCGCCGGCGCGTCCGGAGGTCATTCGCGCCTTCGACCTGAGGCTGATCCTGTGAGCGCCGCCGAGACTGCGGCGGCCGAGCCGGACCGCGCGCGGATCCTTCACCGCCTCGAGCACGCCTTTGCGCCGTCAGGCGTCTGCGGCTTCTACCACCCCGATGATGCGGCGCTCCTGCGCCAGATGTCCAAGGAGGGCCTCGTCGAGTGCTGGTGGGGCGAGGGCCACGACCGCAGCGTCATGCTCGCTAAGCTTCGGCCCGAGTCACGCGCCGCCGGCGTGGCGTCTCCCTCTCGACCAGGAGGCGCGGCGTGAAGGCCTGGCGTGTCAAGTTTCGCCGCTTCAGCTTGGCGTCTATCGTCGAAGCGCCGACGCGGTCTGCAGCTCGGATGTCTTCTGCCCAGAACGCCATAGACGCCGGTCATTACGTGCGTGGCGGAGTGGGCAATGCGCTCCGCGACTGCGAGTACGTGCGGAGAGCGCCAGCGCACGATCGGCCCGATCCGCCGCCGACGCCGGAGCCAGACTACCGCGCTGAGATGCAGCTGCCTGGGGGCAAGACCTGCGGCGACTGCGTCCACTGCGAGCGCTGCTGCGCCATCTTCGGCCATGCGCCCACCGATACGAGCTGCGACTGGTGGCCGAGCCGCTATCGTGAAGGCGCTGTTGGAAGCGTCGCGTGATGCCCTGCACCCAAGTTCGACTCCCCGGCGGCCAGGTTGCCATCGTCTGCGGACCACGGAGCCGACCCAAGCGGTGCGCCTGCGGAAGCGGCCGGCCGGCGGATCGGCTGTGCGACTGGAAGTTGCCCGAGGGAGGCACATGCGACGCGCCGTTGTGCTCGGCCTGCACCCACGTCCCGGCGCCGAACAGGCCTGCCGGCAGAAATGGCGCGCCCTTGCGCTGGTCATCAAGGCGAAGCTGGAAGCGGTCAGCGCCGGCATCACCACCGTCGAGGACGAGTTCCTCGCCCAGACCATGATGGGCGACGGACGCACCGTGGGCGAGGTCGTGCAGCCCCAGCTCGAGGAGCACCTGCGTGTCGGGGGACCGGTCACGCTCAGGCTGGAGGGGCCGCGGTGAAGGAACGCGAGATCCGCGTGCGCGCGAGTCAGGTCGCGCAGATAGCGGCAGGGATCTGCGTCAACGTGCTGAATCTCGGTCTCGACGGCGACGAGGATCAGGCGAACATGGTCGCCGCGATCGACGACCTTCTCGACGAGGCCGCCGAGCTGGTCGAGCGGTTGCACGAACTCGCCCCGTCCACGTCCGCGCTTCGGGAAACCTTGGTCGCGGCGGCCGCCGAGTGGGACTCGGCGAAGGCGCGCGGCGAGAGGAGCCGCCCGCGTGAGTGAGCGACCCAGCTATCCCCGAATCCCGTGCTCGATCCCGTTCTGCCGGCGCGGCACGACGATCTATGAGCCGGGCTACGAGATCATCTGCGGCAAGCATTGGCGGCTGGCGGACCGCGCGCTCAGGCGCCTGCATTCCCGGGCCGTGCGGCTCGGCCGAAACAGGCTCGCGCACCTTCTCTGGGCGAGGCGCATCAAGCCGCAGATCATCGAGCGGGCCGCCGGGGCGAGCGCATGAGCGGCTGGAAAAACGGCGATCTACTCGGCGGTCGCGCGCGTCGAGGCTGCCCGAACTGTGGTGGTACGCTCTACGACTGGGGCTGCGGCTGGTCCGCGTTTTCCAATTGCTACGTGCTCGAATGGAAATGCCATGGCGGCTGCGACGTTGGGCTCGGCGAGCGCCTGAGCAGCGATGAGCTGCGCTCGGTGCGCGCCGGCGACCAGCGCGCGGTAGACGACGCTGCGGCTCGGTTAGAAGGGCGTCCCCGGTGGATCGCCTGGTGGTTTCCTCACGCCGGCAATTCCTTGAAGTCGGCTTGGCGATGAGCCCCCGGCCGAACCAATCGCCTCCCGTCGGCCAGGACGCCTTCGTCCTGCAGCTGGCCGGCGTTCTTGCGCGGATCGCCGCCAAGCGTCAGCGTGAGGCGCAGCAGCCGCCCCCCACGAGGTGACATGCGAGTCGCGCTCTACGCCCGCTATTCGACCGACCTGCAGTCGGAGACCTCAGCCGACGACCAGCTGGCGGCTCTGCGCAAGGTGGTCGCCGCCCGGGGCTGGACCGAGGTCGGGACCTACGTCGACGAGGGGATAAGCGGGGCCGCGCTCGCAACACGGCCAGGCGTGCGCGAACTGATGCGCGCCGCGAGCGCCGGCGGCGTGGATGTCGTGATGACCGAGGCGCTCGATCGCCTCAGCCGCGGCCAGGCGGACACCGCCCGCCTTTTCGAGCTGCTGACCTGGGCCGGCGTTCGTCTCGAGACGCTGGGATCCGGCGTGGTCACCAAGCTCCACGTCGGGCTCGAGGGGACCATGAACAGCCTCTTCCTCGACGAGCTGGCCAAGAAGACGCGCCGCGGCCTGATCGGGCGGGTGGAGGCGGGTTTTTCCGGCGGCGGCCGCTGCTACGGCTACGACATCGCCGCCAAAGGCGTCCTGGCGGTCAATCCGGACCAGGCCGGCGTCATCGCGCGGATCTTCCGGCAGTACGCGGCAGGCGCGTCGGCCTGCGCGATCGCGCAGGCCCTCAACGCTGAGGGCGTCGCGCCGCCTCGAGGCGAGCGCTGGCGCGCCAGCACCATCATGGGGGACCGCCGGGCCCAGGATGGGATCCTCTGGCAAGAGCTCTACATCGGCGTGCGGATCTTCAACCGCCGGCGATTCCGCAAGCATCCGGAGACCGGCCGGCGCAGCTCGGTGCTCAACCCGGCCGCCGAGTGGATCCGCAAACCCGCGTCGGAGCTGCGGATCCTCGACGATGAGCTGTGGGAAGCCGCCCGGGCGCGCGAGAGGGCCATCACCAGCTCGCCTCGGCCGACATCGCCCAGGCCCAAGCGCCTGCTCTCCGGACTGCTCCGCTGCAGCCTGTGCGGCGGTCAGATGTGGCTGCAGGGGCCAAGGTACATCTGCTCGAGCCGGCGCGATGGCGCAGGCTGCGCCAACGGCAAGGCGATCGCCGCGCGGACCGTCGAAACCCGGGTCCTCGAGGGGATCCGCGCGCGGCTGCTGGCGCCCGAGGTGATCGCGGCGGCCGTGCGCGACTATCGCGCCGACATGGAGGCCGCGCGGTCGGCCGCCGTGAGCGAGCGAGCGCCGATCGAGCGCGAGCTCGCGGAGATCCAGCGCCGGATCGACCGGGCGGCCGAGAGCTACGATCGGGGGCTGTTCGAGATCGACGAGCTCGAGATCCGGCTGCGGCCCTTACGGGCGAGGCAGGCTGAGCTGCGCGCGCGCCTGGCGCTGGTGGACGAGCCGCAGCCCGTCCGGCTGCATCCCAAGGCGGCGGACTACTATGCGGCCCTGGCGGCGGACCTCGTCCAGTTCCTCGAGGGCGAGGACGCCGGCGAGGCGCGGGATCTGATCCGCAGCGCGATCGAGGCCGTGGACTTCATCCCACTCGAGGGAATGGGGAAGTTCGACCTGCAGGTGCATGGTCAGCTGGCGGCCCTGCTCGGGATTTCCGAGCGGGGCCGCCAGTCTGACGGGGTAGTGGGTGCGGGGACCCGATTTGGGCAGACCGTCACATCTGCGCCTGGCGCGCTGCGCGTTTCGTTCTTCGTTCGATCGGACCGTTTTCAGCGACAGGTCAGGGCCCGGTGATGATCAGCTCTCGCGCGGCCGTCGAGCCCGCGGCTGCGAGCCCATAGCTCAGCCGGGCTTCCTGGATATCGAAGCCGGCGAACAGCTCGCGGATCTCCGCCGCGTCGTTGATCGAGACGATGAAGCGGCCGCGGATCCGAGCGAGAGCATCGCGGAGATCCTGGAATTGGGGGCGATCGAAGAGACCGGGCCCATAATACGCCTCCGAGCCGAAATACGGGGGGTCGCAATAGAAAAGCGCGGTCGGCGCGTCGTAGCGGCGGATGAACTCGGCGAAGGGAAGCTGCTCGATCGTCACGCGCGCCAGTCGCGCGTGCACCGCCTCGAGCCGCGCCAGCAGCGCCCCGCGGTCGAAGGACCGCCCGTGGCCACCAGCCTTCGCCATGGCGAAGTTGCGCCCAATAGCCTTGCCGCCGAAGGCGCTCTTCTGCAGGCAGACGAACCTTGCAGCCCGTTCTATGTCCGTGAGGTGTGCCGGATCCAGCGCCGCCAGGCGCTCCCACTGGGCTCGGCCGTGGTGCGCGAACCGCAGCTCCGCGGCCAAGGCGTCCGGATGACGCTGCGCGATCCGCCAGAGGTTAGCGACCTCGCCGGCGAGGTCGTTGATGGCCTCGACCCGCGCAGGCCGGGGCCGGCGAAGGAAGACGCCGCCGGCACCCACAAACGGCTCCGCGTAGAGCTCGTGCGGCGTCGCCTCGATCAGGTCGACCAGACGTCGCGCCAGGTGCTTCTTGCCCCCGACGTAGGGAATGATTGGCCGCACGGCGGCGCTCCCCGCGGCGGCGGCCGCGAGGTCAGGTCTCGACACCATCGGATGGATAGCCCGATAAGGCCCCGCCCCTGCAGGGGTGACGGGACTGGCGCACGGCCGCGGCCATGCATCGGTGCGAGGTCTGATCTCGCGGTTCGAGGCGTTGACGCGCCTCGGGCCCCCGTCCCTTAGCACTAGACGGAGGCGAATACGATCAGTCGCCGCTAGAGAGGCCGCCCATCAGCATACGTACCGACTGGCAGGTAAGGAGCCGGAGCGAGCGAGGGCAGCATCTCAGTCGGCTGTCCGCGTCGCGGATCGAGGCCAACACCGACGCTGTCGGGGAAGGCTCGCACCGAGCGAGGCGTGAGGTTCCACGGAAAGACGGCGCCGTCGTCCTGCGCCACGTCGAGTTCGTTAGGGGCGAATGGGGGGTCCAAGCGCTCGATGTGGAACGCCAGGCCGGTCGCCGATGCGAGGTGTCCGATCATCCAGGCAAGGGTGCCGTCCGACAGACCCCGATTCGGCAGGCCTCCGCCCACGTCGGAGTGACAACCCGGGAAAACCGTCTGCACGACGCCCTCCCGAGCGGCCCAGAATGTCGGGGCGAACAGGTCGCGCGTCTCGTCGGCCGCCAGGGCGTGGAAGCCGGACGCGACGGCCGGGCTAAGACTGGTGTCGCAGAGCGAGAAGTCGAAAGTCGCACGACCTGGCGTCACCGACGGGATCCCGAGCGAGCTCACGGTATCGAAGACGCCTACGGCGCCCACGGTGACCGGCCGCAGGAAGTCCTCTGGGCCCAGCGCCGGCGGCCGCGCGCCGATGGTCCCGCCGATCAGCTCGAGCCGCGCCTGGTCGGCCAGGTCGCTGCGATCGCCGCGATAGAGGTACCAGGCGCTCACCGCCCGCAGGTACGCCGCCATCTTGTCGCCCGGATCATAGGTCGGCGCGAGTAGCCCCCGGGCCGCGACCAGGCCGACCAGGGCGCGCGCGGCTGTGGCGCCGCGACTGAACCCAGTGATGACCACCTGGTCGCCAGGGGCATGGACGCGCGACAGGTAGGTGTAGCCCCGCGCGATCGGCTCGGCGATGCCAGCGCCGAAGGCGTTGCCAAGGAGCTTGAGGACGGGATCCGCCTGGGTGCCCACGCCGGCGAGGTACTTCCCGGTCTGGCCGCCGGCGGTCATCTCGAACGATCCATTGCCGGCGGCCGCGGCCTCACCGCCCAGGGCGTCGAATATCCTGGCGATGTTGGTCGGATGCGCCTGCAGCTTGGTCTGGCCCGTGCCATCCAGGCAGACGACGTGGATCGTCATGGAGCGCTCCTGAAATGCGAAAAGGCCCCCGGCGGTGAGCCGAGGGCCTGACTTCGGTCGACGGTTGGCTCGAATCAGGTGGCTGCGCCGCCCGGCGCCGGTGCGGCGGCCGCCGGGGCCGGGATCTTCAGGTAGGCGCCATACTTCTGGATGATCGCTTGGCCGATCGCTTGGGCGTAGGGGGCCAGCTCCGGGCCGTCAGGCAAGAAGATGAGGCCGGCGTTGAACGCATTGTTGGCCAACAGCTCAACCTTCGCCTCCATGGCGGTGATGGCCGCGTCGTAGTCCTCGATGGCGGCCGGGCCGCCCGGCTGGGCTGCGACGGTCTTGTTCACATTTTGAAAGAAGGCGCGCAGCTTGTCGAAGAAGGTCATCGGGTAGTCTCCTGGGGTTGCCGGTTCAGGTTGAGGAATGGCCGGCCGCGCTATGCGTCCGGCTTGGTAGGAGGGCCGCGCATCCAGCCCAGAAGGCCGGTGGCCACGGCCAGGCACAGAGTGCCGTCGTGGCGAACGGCGAGGTCGGCGATAGCGAGAGCGACAAGTCCGACGACGGCGATCGGCGTGGCGAGCTGAGCGGAGTTCATGGGTACTGGGCCCAGGGCAGCTGGAAGTGCCCCCAGTCGTGATAGGTGCTGACGACGCCGGGCTCCCAGGCGCCCACCGTCGCGCCGCCCCATTCGATCGGGATCCCGAGCGCATCGGCGGCGTGCTGGATCTGCCGGGCGACTTCGCCGAAGGCGCCGCCGCTGGTGTCGGCGACCGTCCAGTCGAGCGCGCCGTGGCCGCCCAGGACGCACACGTCCACCGCGCACGACAGCTCATGCTGGCCAGGCTGCGGAAGATGGCGGGAATGCATCGTCTGCGAGTGGCCGCTGGCCACTGCCTGCGCTTCCGCCGCCTCGGTGCGGATCCCGTAGACGACCACGAAAGCCTTGGGCGCCTGGGCCGCCACGCGGATGACTTTGGCCAGGTCCGGATGCACCTGCGCCAGGTGGCCGTGCGGATCCACCTCCTGCTTGGTCATGTCAGGTCTCCTGCTCGTCGGTGGTCTCGGGCGCCGGCCGGCGGCGCGAGCGGCCGGCGCCAGCCCCGACGGCCGCATCGTGGGCGTTCAGGCGGGTGATCAGGTTGCGGATCTCCGCGCCCAGGGCGGCCATGTCCTGCTGAAGCCTCGCGATCGGCTTGGCCTGCTCCTCGAGCGCCTTGAGCCGCGCGGTGACGGACCCGGCCCAGAAGGCGGTCCCGCAGAGCTGCACGGTCGCGACCACCAGCGCGCCGCCGGCGGCGGCCCATGCGCCGACGACCTGCCAATCCTGAGACATGCGGATCCTCTCGACCGGACAGCGGTCGGTTCGCGTCTAGTTGCGCCGGGGAAAATCCTGATCCAGCATGAGCTTGCTTGCTGGAGGGACTACCAATGATCAGAACCATCGCGGCCATCGCCGCGCTTACGCTCGCCGCCGCATCGGCTGGGGCGGCGACCTATTACGAGACCGCGTCGACAATCGACGCGTCGAGCCTGACGATCTTCGATCAGCCGGGATTTATCGCAACGATCGACGGGACGATCGACTTGCCGACGCCCGTGACCCTGAATCCACGCGACATTCTGTACGTCACGACGGACATCTCGCCGCCGCTAGCGTTGGATTCGCTGTTCTATCCAGGAGACATCGTGCCTGGCGTCGGCGAGGCGGAGGCATTCCCAGTGGCCTCGGCCACAGGGGCGATCGGGATCATCGCAGATAGCGGCGGGTCGCATTACCTTGGCGGACTGGACCTCGAGGTCGTCGATATAAGCGCCGAGTCCTACACGCTTTCCGCCGTCAACTTCGCTCTCGACGCCGTCCCAGAGCCTGCTCCCTGGGCGCTGACGCTCGTCGGCATCGGCGCGATGGGCGCGGCTCTGCGCTTTCGCCGGGCGCTCGCCTAAGGCGCGCACGGTCCCGGCATCACACCGATCATCTGCATCGTGCAGAGTTGGGCGGCTGTCGGGCCCCCGCCGCCACCGCTCGCGTAACCGAAGCTGTCCACGTTTCCGGCCCAGCTGCGGGATATACTCAGGCTCGGTGAATAGGTTTCCGCAGCGGACATCGGCGCCCATGCCAAATGGATGCCGTTCGAATTGCCGCCGTGCTCATAGTTGGTGTTGACGGCGGTGAAGCCCGCTGGGTCAGTCACCGTCGTGGAGCTGACGGAGTTGACCTCGAGCACACCAAACGCGATTTCGTTCGTATACGCGGGGGCGGGCGTGGGGCCGATCGCCAGCGGCCCTGCGCCTGTTCCATTCCACCCTGTCGTACTGTTTGCGTCCAGGCTCAGGGTCAACGGATATCCCGTGACGCAGGCCGCTATCGCCGACTGTGCGACTGCATTGCTCAGATAGGTCACGACGATGCTGGATCCGCTGGCGAGGCCGTTGGCGAACGGCAGATAGAAACCGCGGGATGTCGACGCGCCGCCCCACCCGGCGTTGACCGCATTCATTGCCGTGCCGCCGGCCGTGACCCCGCTCGCCTTGAGTCCGGACCCGGAGTTCTCGTAGGTGAAGACGTAGACGAGGCTCGGAACCCCGGCCGAGCCGCAGCTGGCCGTCGTCGTGAAGCTGAGCGTCGTGGATCCCGCCGCCGCAGATGTGCTTCCGAGGGCGGCGACGCTCAGGGCGGCAAGCGCGGGTTTCGCGAGAAGGCAGGCAGCCAGGACCGTCGGAATAAGCCGCCTCAGTTGCATCCGACATGTCCCTGAAGGGTTTGGTAGTAGATCTGGCTGCCTGTCTCCAGGCTGAACACCGAGGAGGAGGAGCCCGAGGGCGTCAGTGTCCCGTAGATCGGGGACGGCGTCGTCTTGCCACCAGTGAGAGTAAGGCTTTGTGTGCCTGTAATGGTATAGGTGCCGACCCCGTGCGGCGTCCCCGACACGAACCCCGTGATCTGAGTTCCAGAGTTTACCCCGCCGTTCGTAGCGAGCAGCTCGTTCTGCCCCTGATTATCGACGAGCCAGCCGACATATGATCCAGCAGCCATGCTGGTGATGGTAAGTTGGCCGCCACTCAGCGTTCCGACGATGCTACTGGCCGTACCGCCTGCATTGGCGACACAGCGGCCCAGGCCGGGCGTGCTGCCGATGTACGTAGTATCGATCCACACTTTTGAGACGTTGATATTTCCATACTGGATATAGGCAAACTCTATACCCGCGCTCATCGTACCGGAGCCGGCCGCAATCGACCCGTACGATGTTACCGACCTATTTGGAATGATCAGAGAGTTGGTGATATTGACGTTGGCCGCGGTCAGCGCGGCATTATTGCCGTTGTTCAGGTAAACCGCCGCTGTTAGCCCTGGCGGCGTCGTGTTAGGCGTGAAGACGACCACGTGGTCGTAATTGATCGTCGCCGCTCCGACCTCCAGCAATTCCCCGTGCTCGCCGCTGCCGCTCCCGCCGCCGCCCATAATCATGCCTTCATTGTAGACATAATCGACGTCTACCTGTGAAGGAAACCCCGCTGCGAGCGGTCTCTGATCGGCATTGATAAGCGCCAGGTTACTGTACTTGAGAGTGCCGACGTTACCAGCCACAATCTGCGCGTTTTGTAGGTATGTGTAGTGGTCCGAGAAAGTGCCTGTGCCGTTCGCGGCTATCCCGTCCACTTCTCCGTTGGAGACCACGACGTTCGCCGCAATGCCACTGGTGATGTATACGAAAGTACCTGCGGACGTATCGCAATTAGACACCGCCTGCGGCCCATATCCCGTCTTGAACTCGTCAACCGTGATAAGTGCCCCGACCTGGTAAGTGCCGGCTACGTCAACATGCACGCAGTCACTCAGGCTCGGCGAAATGTAGTTAAAGCCGCCGAGATAGAACCCGGCGCCGTTTGTTTGCACGCAGTAGATTCTCTTATAAGAGGCAGTGCTTGGCTGATACGAGCAACCAAGCGGCAGTATTCCATAGGCTCCATGCCCAGCAGTGGGAGAACCCGACGTATCCGTCGCCGCATGCAGAGGGTCGACAAGCGAACTCGTCGTTATTGCAGAACCAGAAGCCGCATTGACCGATGCTGACAGGGTCCAGTTTAGACCACTGCCGCTGATTACTTCAGCACCAGTGTCCACGCCGTTGGCATATATTTCCTGACCCAGAAGAATTCCTGGCCCGACAGGTGTTCCCGCGAGCGCGAGCGCACCGTTTACGATCGCACCGACGCCAACATTCACGTGGAGTTGGGTCGTGTAGCCTGCCGAGATATCGATGCCCGGAAGAGGTCCGGTGTAGCCGGGGCCGGCGTTCAGCCACGGGTGCGGGTTGTTGCCGAGCCAGACCTGGCCGCTGCCGTACTGCCCGGCCTCTGTTCCGGTGGCGTAGGAATAGAAGTTGGACCGGATGAACGAATAGTTCCCAATCGGGATAGTGGTCTGCGCGATCCCGTGGATCGCGCCGGCCGCGCAGCCGGCCAACCCCAAGGCGGCTGCAGCGAGGCTCCCCGCGAGAAGGCGCCGCATCAGCCGACGAAGCCCTGCGCGTCGCAGACGACGGACGTGGTCGCAGCGCTCGGCGTGAACGTCAGGGCGGTCGTTGCGGGGATTTGCAGGGGGAGCTTGGTGTGAAGGTCACCCCGGCCCCCATAGCCGGCGTCGAGCAGGATGATCACCGAAGACGAGGCGTCATTGAGGGTGAGCGTTATCGGCGTCGCGCCGGCGTCGGTCCGCCAGCACTCGATGTCGGTGACGAAGATCTGCCCGGACCCGGGCGCGGTGATAAGCGACGTGGCCGTCGCGGCCGTCGTGGTCGCCGTGCCCGATACCCGCAGTTGCCGCGGGGCGTACGGGACCATGATCTGCTTGCCATTGAGATCGCACCAGGCGCCCACGAAGGTGTTGGTGGTCTGGGCCGAGGGTTCGCTCGATGACGGCAGGCAACCAAAGTAGAGCGCCGTCGTAGGCGTCGTCCCGCCAGGTGTGCCGACACCGGACATGATCGCGTTCATCGCGGGTCCGCCGCTCTGCAGGCTCAGGTCCGTCACGGCGAGCGAGTTGCCGAGAGCCTGAGACCCCAGGTTCAGGGCCGCCTTGATCGCGCCGAGTAGCCCGTTGGTCGTGTTCGCGCCGGGGGTGGGGCCAGTCCCGAGATCGAAGATCGCGCCCGCTCCGAAGGCGTTCGCGGCTGCGGATACAGGCACTGAGAGACCGCCGGGGACGCCCTGAACATCGACCGCATCTGCGGAAGACGAGCCTGGCGCCGCCTGGACTGCCGCCTGATTCGCCGCGGTGGCTCCGCCGCCGGCGCCCTCCGCCACGACGTTGACCCTGATGGCATGGTTCGTCGTGTCGGTGGCGTCGTTGCCCGCCGAGTCCTGCTGCTTCGTCGCCTGGACCGCCGGCAGGTTGGAGACGGTGACGGCGCCGCCGGCCTGCGCCGGATTTCCGAGCGCGCTGATAATCGAGGTGAGCTTGGTGACGACGGTGTTCAGCGCGGCTACGCTCGCCGCCAGGTTGCCGCCGGTCTCCTGCGCCGCATTGGCGGGAAGCGGCAGCGTGGCGACCGCGACATCCTGCGTGGCCGGGAAATTCCCGATATTCACCGTGCCGCCGGTGATGGCGAAGCCGGCGTTGACGATGTCGACATAGAGCGCGCAGTTGGCGTCCAGGCTGAAGGCCGCCGGCGCGGTCCCGGTCCAGCCGAACGCCAGGTGCGCCGGCATTTCCACGCCGGCGACGCCGACCGTCGCGACCGTCTGGGTCGCGCCACCCGCGTCCCTGCCCGAGAGGCCGAGGAAAGACGGTGGCGTCGGACAGGCGGCGTGGGCGGCCGAGGCGAGCGCGCACGCGCCCACCGCGGCGGCGAGGGCCGCGCGCAGAAACTTCATATGGGAATCCTCGAAGGTTAGAGGACGGTCGCCGCCACGGCGAGCTGGCCGCTCGGGAAGAAGAAGCCGGGGTCGCCTCCGGCTGCGCCGCCGCTGACGCTGAGCGCCATCAGCTGGAACGCCTCGCCATCGAAGACCAGCATGGCCATCAGGCCTGCGCCAAGCGCCCCAGCGGGGAGCACCTGGCCGCCGTAGACGATCGCGAACGGTCCCAGCTCGAGGCTGTTTCCGATCTCGATGGTGATCGTGGAAGCGCCGGTGTTGACGGCCGCGACCTTGACCATGAGCGTGGTTCCCTCGGGAACGTCCGTCCAGATCGCTGCGACCGTGACCGCGAGGGCGTTCGCCTCGCCGGTATCGGTACAGTACCAGGCGGCGGGCGCGCCGGGCGCGCCCTGCAGGCTGACGATCACCACCACATCCGGCGAAGCGGTCATGGCGGCGCTCCCTGGTAGCCGTAGACCGTCAGCCATCCGGACCAGAGCACCGTCGGCTGACCGAACGTGCTCTCATCGACCACGGCGAACGGCATCTGTGTATTCAGTGGCAGCGAGGCGACGAGGGCCTGGTCGAGGGCGAAGAGCTGAGTGTAGCTGTCCGGGCCCTGGACACCGGCGATCGCCTGCACGCCGGAGATCTCGAAGGCGAGCTGCGCGCCCACCAGGCTGACCTGGGCGCCCTGGGCATCCTGGTATTTGTAGGCGATCGCGACGGCGGAGCGCCCGTGGATCGCGAGATTGCCGTTGGACCCGTCGACGACGGCGCGCTGGGCGAGGGTGCGGAAGGCCACGGCTCAGCCGATCTTCTCGATGTAGACGTTGACGTAGACCTCGACCTCTCCGGAGCTGGCCGCCAGGCCGCCGTTGCAGGGCGCCGTGACCGCATAGCTTTCGATGTCGAAGGTCTTGGCCGCGCCGATCGCGAACAGGCCTTTGATAGAGCCGTTGGCGTTGCTGTTGCCGTTGGACTCGCTCTCCGACCCGACGATCATCGTCGCGCCATCAGTGAGGTCGCGCAGGCGATTGACGATCGCGCCGTTGCCGCCACCGGTCAGCTCGGAGGTCGTGATCACATCGACCTTGTAGGTCCCCGCCGGCAGGGCGAACTGGTTCCCCGCCAGCGACGCGCCCGTGATCGAGTTGAACACCACCGTGTTCAGGCGTCTCTGCGTCCACTGACCTTGCGGTAACACCTCGCCCGAGCCGGTCCCGCTGCCGAGCTGATAGCGGACCCACAGGACCGGCGCCGCCACATAGGTCGGGGCGACCGGCGGGATCGCGGCGATCGCCGCCGCGATCAGATCGCGGATGGCAGCGAGCAGCTGCGCGCGGTCCGGATCGTTGACGGCCTGCGTGGCCGGCTTGGCCAGGGCAATCCCGGCCGCCACGATGACGTTCTCGAGCTCGCACTGGACGGTGTTGAGCCAGTCGGCGGTGACCACGGCGCCAGGGTTCGAGCCGTCCTGGAAAAACCCGGGCGCACCCGGGGCCGCGGGTGCCTGGATTGTGCCGGCGTTGTTCTGCTCATCGATGCGGTACATCGATCAGTCCCCGTAGAGGAACGAGACGGTGGTTTGCGCTGGCTTGAGCTCGTTGATCACGCACTCGAGCACCGCCGAGCCGCCGCTCAGCAGCGGCTCGCCGGCGGTGGATTGGCCGGCGCGGAAGCGGATCGCCTGCACCTGGGGGCAGTTGACCTGCCAGTGGTGCGCCTGCGCGCCGCTGAACTCGGTGATGGTGATCGCGTAGCCGAGCGCCGCGGCCAACTGGACGAAGAAGGTGACCGATTGGCCGCCGCTGTTGATGAGCTTCGCCACGACCTGGCTCTGGCGCGCCTGCAGCGTCGGCGCAGGGCCAGCGCAAGGATCAGGCAGCCCAAGCGCGCCCTCCCATTCGGGCAGCATTTCCCCCGCCGTGGAGGGGAAGGCGCCGGAGATCAGGGCGCCCGCAGACTGGCCCAGCCGCGCAGGCGTCATCGCCAGGGCTGCGAGCACGAGCGCCTGCACGGCGCCCGGGCCGCGCGGCCAGACGCGCCCCCGCGGCATCAGCCCTTGAAGCGCGGCGAGATAGTCGGCAGGGCCGTAAGGGGGGGGGCTCGGTGGAACGATATTGGAGGGGTTGACGACCTTCGAGACCAGCAGGGCGTCCGTTTCGGTAACGCCCAGGTCCGAGCCGTCGCCGACCGCCAGGTCAACGTAGGCGTCCGTCATGGCAACGTCCCCGCCCTAGCCATGGTCCAGCGGACCGCGCCGTTCGTGCTCTGGCCGCGTCAGACCAATTCGGTCAGCAGGCAGGTCGTCGAGAACACGCCGTTGGCAGTGATATTCGTTCCATCACTCTGCACGGCCTGGTTTGCGGTGATGTAGTTCGGGTCGATGTTCCCGGCCCGCACGACGACATGGAAGTTGGCCGCTCCGATCAGGTCGATGCCGATCGGGATCGTCAACGAGGGGTTCGAGCTGTGGATGTCGCAGTCGATGACGCCACGGTCGAGGGCGGTGATCTGAACCGCCGCCGTCGCCGGCGCTTGTTGGGCGACGTTGACGATGTCCTCGCAGCGCACGTTGAAGGACTGGTTGATGATGATCGGATCGTGCTGATCGGTGTAGATGTTCCCCCGCGCCGTGACGCCGGACGATGTGTCGATGCGAAGCCCCGTCGCCGAGTTCCCCGGGGACGCGATGATCTGGCAGCCCTGAATGTTGACCGACCCGTGGACCTGATAGATCTCGATCCCGATAGAGTTGGGCCCGGTCGCACTGGTCGGCCCGCTGTAACAGTTCTGGATCTGCACGGCCGTCTCGGGGCCGCCATCCTGGATCCGGATCCCCGCATAGCGCGGCGAGTCGAGCACGCAGCCCGAGATGATCAGGTCTTCGGTCTGGAAGTCCTCGCCGGTCGTGGTGCGCCCGGCTGCATCGATGCCATAGCCGGTGAGGCCGGTCTCGAACTGGGTGATGTAGGTGTCCGTCCACCCGTCGTAGATCTGCAGTCCGGCGCTGTAGGTATATCCTGGGGCTCCGCCGATGGTGAAGTTGGAGAACGCCCGGCACAGGTTCATGTACGCCGAGGCGTTGCCGGAGTTGGCGCCCAAGGGCCCTGAGTTGTCCTGAAAGAACCCATTCCAGAAATCGTTAGCGCTATTCTGGCCTGCCGTGTACCGCAGCGCTGAGCAGTGCTCCATGTAGCTCTCGACGGTCCCGTAGCGGTAGAAACCGACCGAATGCTCAATACACATGACATTGCGCAGTTCGCAGACGTCGACCCAGCATAGGACGACGCCGCATGGCGGCGGCGGCGAGCTGAACAGGGAAAAGGCGCCCGGCGTAGGCGGGTTGTCGATCGCTGCAGCTCCCGTCACGCCGAGCGGAACGGCGGCGGTCGCGCGCACGACCGTAAAGTCTTCGAGCGTGACGTTCTGAACGAACGGGCCGGTCGGCTGAGCCGGTTGAAGCGTGCCCACCACGATCCCCATCGCCGAGGACGACGTGAGAACGATCTGGGTCGCGTTCGGATCGACCACACCAGTACCCGGGCCGCCAGCCGCGGAGGTGCAACACAACTGCGTTGGGCCAACGCCGCGCAGCGTGCGGCCGTCCTGCGTAATCGTGATCGGGCTGCCGACATAATATGCCCCGGCCTGCAGCTGGGTGATGGGGCAAGCGGCAATGCATGCGGTGATCGCCGCGGAGCAATCGATGGCGGGGTTGTTTACTGAGGCGCCCCACCACTCGGGGTAACCGGCGGCTCCGCTCCCGGAGAAGCCCGCGGCTCCTGTTCCAGAAAGGACGACCCTGCCCTGGCCAGCCAGGGCGTTCAGGAAGATGGAGCCCCGCGGAGCGCCCTCGGCCACGAAGAACGAGCTGCTGAGCGTAAACGTCACGCCAGTGGTGATCTGGAAGCCGCTGGGAGGGAGCAGCAGGAGCGTGTGGCTACCAAGCGTGGTGTTCGACTCGATGAGGAACCGGCCCCCCGCCAAGATCGCGGGACCGGTCAGCGCCGCTAGGATCGGCCCGTCGTCGCCGCCCGAGGGCGTGATGACCGGAAGCGCGCCCGCGGCGCCAAACAGGTTAGCGCGCAGCCAAGCCGCGATATCGTTCGGCGTGATGGTGATCGGCGCGCCGGAAGTCCTGGTCCCGAAGAGCGTCTCGCTGCCGGCGATCCCGCCGACATCCGCCTCGCCGCGCATGACCGTCTGAATGTAGGCGACCAGATTGGCGAGGCCGATATTGACGTTACCACCGCTCTGGATGCCGAGCAGCGTTTCGGAGCCCCCCAGTGGCTCTGCGCTCGCGGCCACACGCAACACCGCTTCCACGAACGCTGCGAACTGCTGGGCGCTCGCGCGCTCGAGGACGGTGCCTCCGGCCTCGAGATCAGGAATCTGATCTGTCGCCGCAACGCCGCCGACTGGGGCGAGCTGGTCGAGAGTCTGGTCAGACATACGTGATGGCCCCGGGGACGGCGAGGTAGCCGGCGTTACTGGTGATGTTGCCCGTCGGGCCCGGCGTGATCGCGCCGTTCGAGGCCGCCTCCGCGGTGAGGACAAACCCCGCGGTTCCCGCTATGGCCGCGACCGCGCTCTCGATCGCGGAAAGCTGGACCGGCGGGTAGGCCGCGCCGCTCGGCAAGATCGCGCCGCCAACCGCGGCCTGCGCCAGAAACACCTGAGCGATGGCTGCGGCGATCGCCGACTTGGTGGCCGCGCTGGCCGTCGCGATTCCCTCGATGGTGAAGGTGACGGTGTTCGCGCCGGGGGCGTAGGCGTAGACGAGCGCGGTCACCGGCCGTTTGGGATAGATCGCATCGGCGACGGCGAGCTGGTCGCCGGTCGCCGGAGCGGCGCGCGATTCGTACACGGAGACGCCGTTCGCCCCCTGCGGGAAGCCGCCGGCGCCGGCTTCCGCCTCGTCCATCATGAAGAAGACCTGGACGGTGCCGGCGCCGAGGCCCGAGCCGACGACCCAGACCCGGGTGACTCCGGGGACAGCCAACGCCCAGTTCTGATAATCGGCCTGGTCGCCGCCCTGGGGAGGCGCGGCGTAGGCGGCGAGCATCTCGCTGCGCAGCGAGTCGTTGCTCTGCGTCGGCGCGCCGCCGGTGACGGCGGTGGTCGCCGTCCCCTCCGAGCCGACGCCGGCGACGGCGGATCCGAGTGTGAGCAGTACGCCGCTGGGCGAATTGCCGGGGGAGCCGTCCTCGCCCGGCTCGAGCTGCGCGGCGAACGCGACGGTGACCGAATTGCCGACCGGGACCGCCTCGCCGGTGGTCACGTACTGATAGCCGTCGCCGCGCACGACGATTGTGCCGGCGGGGACGGCTCCCGCGCCGGCGGCCGCCGGGAAGACGCCCTCGCCGGACGCCGCCTGCGACGGCTGGCGGAAGACCTGGCGCAAGGCCGCCCAAGCCTCGAGGTACTCGCCCGTCGCGGTGAAGGGGTTCGACTGGACCGCGATCCAGTCGAGGTAGCCGTAGAGGCCGTTCACGAGCCCGGCGAGGACAGCGCCCAGGACCCCTAGATTGCTGAACCTCAGCAGGCCGTCGGCGCCGGGCAGCCCGGCGGTGATGTCCGCGGCGGCCTGCTGGCGCAGCTGGGTGATCGGGGGGCGCGAGTACGGGATCTCAGCCTCCCCAGGCCGACTGGAACTGTGTGGTGTGGACGGAGCCGTCCTGGCGGTAGAGGTCGATGACCGCGGCGAACTGGCCCCGCGTCGGGTACCAGACGCGGACGCTGACCGACGCGATGACGCCGTCGCCGACCATCCAGGCGAGACACTCCTGCAGCGCGTCCTTGGCCGCCTGCAGGGCGTCGCTCGTCTGCTTGGCGCGCGAGATGACGATCCAGAGCCGCGAGCCGATGGGATAGGTCTGGCCGGCGTCGCCCCACCATCCGCGCGGATCCGGCGGCTGGCCGGCGACCGCGTCAGGAATGACGTCGTCGGGCCGGGCGGTCTGGTCGCTGAAGGCGCTGATCAGGACCGCGGTGGTCAGATCATCGCCAGACTCGAGCGCCGCGGCCAGCTGCACCCAGTCGCCATAGGTGATCGACCACACGGTCGCGATGTCGGCCATGCGGTGACCTGAATTGAGGGCGCGATCAGGCGGCGGTGACGACGGTCGAGCCGCTCGTGATTTCCGAGCCGCTCACGCTGTCGCCGACCCTGGCGACCGGCTTGGCGCCCGACCCGGACCCGAGCTGGATCGCCGGCGCCTCGACAATCACCTTCGTCGAATGCTTCACCGTGATCTGGCCCTCGGCCATGACCACCTGGTTGTCCCACTGGTCGGTGAGCGTGATCCCCTCGGCGCTGAGGAGGACCTTCTGGCCGCGCACATCGTACTGGACGCTGTCGCCCTGGGAGAGGCCTGTGGGCCGGGTAGGCTGGTGGTTGGTGCCAATCCCCACGGCGTTGGCGAAATCGCCGCCCACGGCCAGCAGGATAATGTCTGCGTCGGCGGGCGGGCTCGAGGAGAACCCGTAGACGTAGACCATGCGGATCTTGTCGCGGATGCCGAGCGATTTGCCGTCGGTACCGACCGGGCCGAAATCCCCCTGCAGGAGCTGCACCGGCCCGCTGTCGTCGACGAGCTTCACCTTCCCGCGCCGCACCAGCATCGAGATCCGGCGCATGGCGCGCACCAGGTCCGCGGGCGTCATCCGGCCGCCGTCCCCGGCTTGACGTCGTTGAGCGTCGGCAGAAGCAGGATCGGCTCAGGCTGGAAGGCCGACGGATCCATCAGGGTGAGCTCGCAGGTGGTCCCGGCCGCGCCGCGACGATAGGTGACCTCGCCGATCGTCCATGTGACCCCGGTCAACTTCAGCCCGGGCAGGTCGATCGGCGCCTGGGTATTGGGCGTCCACAATGTCCCTGCGCTATCGCGCCAGGAGTCGGTGGTGATGGTCGCCTGCAGGCCGCGGCCGGATCGGCGCGCGACCTCCCAGGTGGCCCGCTTCTGGGCGATGTCGATGCCGCCGCCGCCCGCTTCGGCGATGATGTAGAGCTTGCGATGGCGCGGCACGTTCGGATCGGGCGCGGAGCTGCAGAGGTTGCCGCCCTGGCCGGTATCACCCAGCACGTCCATCGACAGCAGGAAGGCGTCGACCTCGCTGTAGCGCTGGTCCATCGCCGCCATGACATGAGCCGCCTGGACGTTGACGCCCTCCTGAAAACCGCAGGCTGCCTGGTCGCTCGAGGTGTTGGCGAGCACCAGGTTGCCGTCGACGTCCTCGTAGGGGAGCAGCCCCGCCGAGCGGCAGATCCGCTCGATGATGTCGTACGCCGTCTCGCCCAGGGTCAGGTTGAATTGCGGGATCTGCGCGCCGGCGCCGCCGGACGCCGAGACGCTGATCCCATAGGGCTGGGCGAGCGCCTGGGCGATGGCGAGCAGCTGGCCGCTGATCTGGCCGGTCGGGTACTCGGCCGAGCAGTCGACCAGGTCCTGTGTCTTGCCACGTCCGGAGATCGAGACGGTGTGGTCTGTGGCGCTATAGCCTCGCGTGTAGCGGTCGAGATAGCCGGTGACGACGGCGTCCGGACCGATCTGCACGACGCAGGCCTGCCCGGCCTGGACGAGCAGCTCGCTGGCCTCGCCGGGAAATCGCTCGGTGAAGGCGATCTCGAAGTCGTTGGGGCAGGCCTCGATCCGGCGCGTCACGCGCACGTCGGTCCAGCCGGAGATCTGCGAATCTCCGACCACCAGGGTCAGCTCGTCGGAGGCCATCAGCTCGCCAGGACCTGCAGGACGCTTGGCATGAAGAGCGGGTTAGGCGGGTTCGCCTCGCCGGCCAGCTGGTCGGATCGCGTGGAGTCCCGATAGAGCCGCTGGGCGACGGCCAGCGCCGGCAGCGATGCGCCCAGCGCGAAGGTCGCGACGCTCGGCAGGGCGGCGCCGCGCGCCGTGAGATCCTGGATCACCGCGGTGCGCAGCGCGATCAGCGCCGCATAGCTGGCGTCGTCTCCGGTGTCCCCGGCAATGGTGATCTGGGCGTCGAGCAGGCAGCAGACCCGCGTGCGGACCGCCGCCGCGTCGTTGTAGGACGTCGGCTGGTAGCTTTCCGCCGCTTCGGCGAGGGCGACCACCGCCAGCCGCTGGTGCAGCTGGTCGACCGCCTGGGTCACCGCGTCGGCGCCGCCGCTGGCGTAGGTCGCGAGCTGCTCCAGGAGCCGCAGGGCGTCCGCCGGGTTGGCGACCACCGCGGCGAGCGCGCCCAGGCACGCCTGGCCGGCGCCGGCCAGGTCGGTGGGCTCAGACCCGGGGAGGCCCAGGCTTGCGGCCATGCCGGTCTCGATACCGGCGCAGGCGCTGATCGCCGCCCGGTCCGAGGCCTGGGCCTGGACGAGCTGCTCGATCGTCGTTCCCGCCGGCAGGATGATCGCCGGCGCCCCGCCAAGTCCGGCGTTCGCGCCGTTGAAAAAGCGCCCGTACTCGCCGGTCAGCTCCGAGCCGAGGTTCAGCAGGCTCGTCGCATCGCCGCCCAGCGAGACGATCTGGCCCGTCCAGGCCGTGACCGCCGCCACGATGGCGGTGATGGAGGCGCCGCCCAGCGGCAGCAGCGGCGTGATCAGCGAGGAGAAGCTCGAGGCTACAGCGCTTTTCGCCGCGGTCGCGGCCGACCGGACCGCCGAGCCGGTGCTCTGCAGATTGTTCGGAAAGACGGCGTTGCCGCCTTCCACGAACGAGAAGGAGATCTGCAGATAGCCGTCGACGTCGAGTTCCGAGGCCGGCTCGAAGCTGTCGCAGGCGACCTGCAGCGTCCCCAGGTAGGGATGGACGAGCGTGCCCAGGCCCTCGGTCTCGGCTGCGACGATCATCGCCGAGAGCTGATGAAAGACGTCGCCGCCGCCATAGACCGCGCTGTTGGCGATCAGGAAGCCGGTGATCGCCAGGCGCCTCGCCTTGCGTCCCAGATCCTCGGGCCAGGGCACGTCCCGGTAGGGATACTCGTGGACCGCCAGACGACGGCCGAACTTGGGGTTGTCGCCCGTGACTCCGAACGGAGCGCCGCGGAACGAGGCTTTCTGCAGGCCGACGGCCTGAAGCGGCTTGGCCGTGACGACGATCTCACCGGCCGTAGAGGTGTCGCTCATGCGCTACCGCCCGGCATGCTGTTTGCGACCCGCGCCGTGGTGGTGACCTTGGCGCTGTCGCTGCGCGCGGCGACCTGCAGGCCGGGCGCGTGGGTGATCTCGACGTGCACCAGGTGCTCGGCGGCGGCGCCGCGGCGCGACGCCTCGCCCTGGGCGTCCGCCGGGCTCTCGTAGAAGCGCGAGACCACCGCGCCGGCGTCGCCTGCGGCCGAGGTCGAGGCCAGGCGAGCGCCGGCGGCGCGTCGGGCGCCTTCGGTCAGCTCGTACTGCACGAAATCCAGCTGCTCGCGCATGGAGGCCATGCCCAGCGAATGACCGGCCCAGCGGGCGAACTCGGCCTGGCGGTCCGCGTGCCATTGGCCGATGCCCAGGGCCCGGCCGTGGTCGCCCACGGCATGAGGATCGAACCCGCTCTCGGCGCCGAGATTGGCGACGATCCCCGCCGCCTGAGCCTCGCTCCAGCCCTTGGACTTGAAGTAGTCCATCGCCTGGTGCGCGGCGGGGCTATCAACGCCACCTGCCGTGCGACGCCCGCCGCTGGCGCCCGCTGCAGATCCCGTGCTCGGTGCGCCAGCCGGGGCGCTCGCCGCCTGATGTTTGCCGCCGAGGAGGCCGGCGAGCCAGTTGGCGAAGTCGAACATCGCCTGGAAGACCGGAATATCGACTTGCTCAGCCATCCGGTTCTGAAAGCCATGCCACGCGTCGTCCAGCTTGATGATCGACTCGTGTAGGCGCTTCTCCTCTGCAATCTGCCTTGCGCTCTTGATCGCGCCGGACTTTGAGGCTTCGTCGAGCTGCTCCTCGCGCTCGTCCTGTTTCTGTATCAGCCACGCGAGCGCGGAGCTCGCGCCGAACGTGCTGGCGATCTGCTCGCGCGCCTGAGCGTTCTGCCCCTGCATCGCGTTGCCGAGCTGGTTCATCGCGTCGGCGGTGTCGATGCTCCCGTTCTGGAGCCGATGTACGTGGATCCCGAGCCGGCTGATGAGCGCCAGAGCATCTCGGCTCCCGCGCCCGGCCAGCGCGTCCTCGAGCGTCTTGCCGACGCCTTCGAACGCCTGGGTCATGCCTTCGGCGCTGACACCGGCGTGCTCGCCGGCGAGCTGGTGCTTCTGTAGAACCTCGACGTTCTGCCCGAGGATCGCAGCCTCGGCGGAGATTGCCGTGCCGAAATTCGCGTACTGCTCGGCGGCCTTTTTCCCGTTTTCGGCGGCCTTGGCGAGGGTCAGGGCAACCACCCCCACCGCCAAACCGACGGGTCCCGCCGCCGCGCCCAGGCCCGCGAACGCGGCGCCCGTCGTCTCGATCGCGCCGCCCGTGGCGGCCACGCCCTCCGCCGCGACGCCGACTTCGGCCACGCCGCCGGCCGCGACGCGCGAGTTGTCGCCCATGGCCCGGAAGCTGTTGATGAGGCCGCCGAAGGCCTCGCGCTTTTCGCCCAGCGCGCCCAGGCGCTTGTGCGCCTCCTCGAATGGCGTCCCCTTGGTCAGCTTGGCGAAGTTGCTCTCGATCTGCTTGACGACCGCCTCGGTGCGGTCCTTGGCGGTGATCTCGAGCTCAAACTTACGGGCCATGTCAGGCGCCCCCGTCGAGGGCCGCGGCCGCCCACCAAGTCAGATCGCTCCAGGTCAGGGCGAGCGCATCGCCAGGACTCCAGCCATACAGGCGCACCACCCGGGCGAAGATCGCCCGCCAGTCGGGCGGGAGCCTCAAAGGAAAGGGAGCAGGTAGGCCTCGGCCGCTTTGAAATCGCGGATCCCGATCTCTTCCACAGCGCTCTCGGGCGCGCCGGTGACGGCGGCGATCAGGGCAACGGCGATGTCGAGGCCCTGCTTGCCGTCCGTGCGCTTGTAGGCCCCGATCAGAGGCTCGCGCAGATCGAGTACGAACAGCGTGTCTTCCTCGTGGACCACCGGCTTGCGCAGGGTGATCACCAGCTCTTGCGGCAGCGGGTCCGGCGCCGTGACGTCCCGGCACATCGCCTGCAGGTAGTTGCGGGCCTTGCGCAGCACGCTCAGCGGCAGCTGCTCGATCACCGGTATCGGGGCGCCGCTGACGTCGAAGATCAGCCCGATGGTTCCTTCGGTCGCGCCCTTGCCGCGCAGGCGCTTGACCTCGCGCACCGTCGGCTCGCGCAGGCGCAGCTGCGTCCACGTCGCGCCGGCGAATTCCACCGGCGTGGGGAACCAGACGGTCAGTTCGTCAGGTGCTGTAGTCGACGACACTGGGCCCCTCGAACATGATGGTGATCTTCGCGTCCTCGGTCTCGGCCTCGAGCGGATCGCCCGAGCGGCTGAGGTTGGTCCCCACCACGGTCTTGCCGTTGGCAAGGATGGCGACCAGGCTCGCCCCCACCACATTGCTGAGCTGCGAGACGGAGAGGCCGCCCAGGTCGGTGATATCGCCGCCCATCTGGCCTGGGGCCTTCTTCTCCTTATTGCCGTGGTAGCCGTCCTGGCCCCAGACACCCTCGCGGTGCACGCCGCTGACGCGGTATTTGAAGTTGCCGCGCAGGGCGTACGGCTGGCCGTTGATCGTGAGGGTCGCCGTGCCGGCGATCAGGTCGCTCATTCAAGCGCTCCGGAGATGAGGCGTGGGCCGGTCGCGCCGGCGGGCGGGCGCTTCGCGCGTCAGGCCGCGGCCTGGGCGTCGACGACGTCGTTGCTGTTGGCGGGCGGTGCGAGCAGCCGGAACTGGAACAGCAGGGCGAAGACGCGGAGCTGAGCGATCAGGACCGGCGGATACAGAACGTCCAGCCGTCCCGGGTTGGTCTGGTTGCGCTGGACCACCAGGTTGGCCGCAAAGAAGGCGGTATCCTCGACCCAGCCGTTGACCGTCTCGAGGATGGTGTAGTTGGCGACCAGTAAGCCCTCCACCGTGCTGGGGGTGACGATATTCGAGTTCGGCGGCGTCGGCGTGCCGTTGTCCGCCAGCTTCTTGCGGCTGAGCGAACTGGTCACCGTCGCCTGCAGGGACCGAAGCACGGCCATGATCGTGTAGAGGGTCTCGACCTCGAGCAGCGAGTTGTCGGCCTGGCCAAGGCTGTTGGTCTGGTAGGTGGTGATCGCGTTCTGGATCGAGACCTGCTTGGCCGGCGAGACGTTGAAGGTGCTGATCCCGTCATAGAGCAGGGTGTTCTGCTGCAGCTGGCTGAACTGGTCCGCCGCCGGCGGCGCCCACACGCCGATGATCGGCAAGGTCTGCACCGGAAGCGCCGGATCCACGCGC